ATGCTCACCATCAAGCAGATCGACGCGGCAAAGTCGAAAGATAAACCGTACCGGCTGCTCGACAGCAACGGGCTGTACCTTTATGTGCCGGTTACCGGAAAGAAAGTCTGGCAATTGCGTTACAAGCTCGATGGTAAAGAGAAGGTTCTGACGGTAGGTAAATATCCTCTCATGTCATTGCAGGAAGCCAGAGACAAAGCGTGGCTTGCCAAAAAGGATGTGTCTGTCGGAGTCGATCCGGTAAAGGCTAAAAGGCTGTCAGTCAAAGACAACTCGTTCAGCTCTATATATCAGGAATGGTACGAGCACAAAAAACAGGTATGGTCAGAGGTATACAGCACAGAACTGTCACGCATGTTCCAGGATGACATTCTGCCGTTGATTGGCGGGATGGAGATTAACGAGATAGAACCAATGCAGATACTGGAAGTGATCCGCAGGTTCGAAGACCGTGGGGCAATGGAGAGGGCCAATAAGGCGCGGCGGCGGTGCGGGGAAGTATTCAGGTACGCGATTGTTACCGGGCGTGCGAAGTATAACCCGGCGCCTGACCTTGCTGATGCCATGAAGGGATACAGGAAGAAGAACTACCCTTTCCTTCCTGCAGACCAGATACCAGCATTCAATAAGGCACTGGCTGGGTTCTCCGGGAGCATCGTTTCACGCATAGCGACTCAAGTTCTGCAATACACGGTACTCAGAACAAAAGAACTCCGGTCCATGCAATGGTCGAACGTCGACTTTGAAACCAGGACGATTACGATCGCCGAAGAGGTGATGAAAGGCCGCCGCCCTCACCTTGTGCCAATGTCAGATCAGGTTATTTCTCTGCTTGAGGCTTTAAAGCCGGTCACGCAGCCGATATCAAGATTCGTGTTCGCCGGTCGCAATGATAAAACAAAACCGATCAGTGAGAACGCCGTACTGCTGGTTATTCGCCAGATAGGATATGAAGGTATGGCAAGTGGCCACGGTTTCCGGCACCAGTTCAGCACAATAATGAATGAACACGAATGGCCCGCTGATGCCATTGAGAAGCAACTGGCGCACGCTAACAGTGGATCAATACGCGGGATTTACAATCACGCTCAGTACATGGATAAGCGCCGGGAGATGATGCAGTGGTGGGCTGACTGGCTTGATGAGAAGGTGTCATAGGGAAGCAGCACAAAGCCTTGCAAACCGATGATGACACTGCCGGCTATCAACACAGACGCCAGCAAGCATGAGAAGGAACAGATAAGCCGAACTGTGCAGGAAATGTTTGAAGAGGCTGATATGTGGCTGGTTTCAGATTAAACACGTAACTTTGTTGGCCTTTAAAATAATTACCCGCATCGCATGGTAACCATTCAATACCTACTATCGAATAATTCTCATGCGACTGCGTTGATGTCCAGCAGACCACAAAATTTGGTTTAACCCGTTGTTATCTTCTTATAAAGTTTCTTGATTGTTTTCTGCTGTGTTATTTATCAGAGACAACAACTCCTGAACCGAAGACTTCAACCCTGAAACCTCAGTTTCAAGACAGGCAATCCTATCCTTGTTTATACGATCGCGACGGGTAAGCGCCTGAATAGCCGCCAGACCATCCAAAAGCATTGGCGTTTCATCCAGACACAACAGCCCGTCGATTTTCTTGGTATACTCCCGATCAATCTTTCTGATTTGCTGTGATATAACGCCTCTTCTATAACTTCTGTCAGGCCCATCCGATAAATATGAAAAAATCTTGAATTTCATTCTATTAATATTATCCAGAGAGCCTTCAACATTAAGGTCACCTTTAATGTTTTTCATCGTTTCGTCTGATAAGGCATATACGGTCAGCCCTACCCAGTTACCCCATGTACCATTTTCTTTGCATCTGGAATAAAAACTGTTACCTCTGCCTCCAATCTGAAAAACGTAGTCATGAGGAGAACCTGAATGCGGAATGTTCAAACCCATCATTACATTACCAGTAGCTGAGTTAGTGCCGCCAGTAAATGCTCTTGCGAACATTGTGCTCCCCGAGTGACCCCAGTCAGTCATTCCCGCAGGTGCGTATAAAACACCATTAGCATTACAATACTGGTCGGTAGAAGATTGCCCCGTGCCACCTTGTGCAATACTGAGTGGCGTTCTCAATCCGCTAAGAGAGGTGATATCACTGTTCGCTCCCTTCTTTGCATAGCTACCAAGGTCTGTTTTATCAGCCTTTCCGACGAGTGCGGTTGCAATGCCGCCCCACGCAGGCCCGGTGTAAGAAGTTCCATCCGGCAGTTTAACCGTGATATTTCCCGTGCCGCTGAATACCTGCTGCCAGTTCTGTTTGTCGTAGTTCAGACCGCGAAGTGCCTCTGCGCTCTGGGTAACCAGTGCAGCGGTAACCATATTCAGCGCCACGCGGGGAACGGCAGACCAGGCCGCGCCAGATTGTGTTGGCCCGGTAAAGTTACTGACCAGCGTCAACGCTGTGCCGCTTTCCACGGACTTAACCGGGAGCGTATAGGGAACACCACCGACAGTAACTACAATAAAATCACCAGCCGAAAGTTCAGTGCTAAATGTAGTCCCTGTCCCTGATACCAGAGCAGAGTTATTCGTCAGGGTTAAGGTTCCTGCTGACATGGATATCTCCTGAATTCAGATAATAAAAAACCCACCGGAGCGGGTTATTTTTTGTAGGTTTAATTCGAACAGTTCGAACTGGTGAAATTATTCTTATTCACCCATCGCCAGTTAAATGGATAACCGGCCTGATATTGTGTCTGGTTTACAATTTTACGTATCCCGTAAATGAGCACGTCTGTTCCCTGATTGCCGATCATCGCCGTTGCTGTACATAAGGGTAATTTCTTTTCGAGAGTGCCGGAACATGCAGTTAATGATAAAAATGCAAGAACGATTAATATAATTTTCATATTGTTACTCGCTGTAGTTATTCATATTCAAAATATCAATAGCGGACAACAATAGATAATAGATTTAACAGATCATTTAAAATACATTGATCGTTTAAAACGATCGTACAGGCATTCAATATTTTGACACTTCAACTGCAATAACTGTATTACCTGCATTTACAGGGGCCATTGGCTGCGCGCTACCAGATGGAATTGCCTGAATGGCAGCGGTATAAATTCGGGTGCTGGCCCCGTTATATACAGCTGTAAAAGTAACCGGAACAGGCCAGAGCTGACCGCCAGGTCCACCGCCAGATATTCGCCATACCTGCTGACCTGCAACATCCGGGATAATTGCCCATTTACCCGCTCTGCTCTCGTCAATATAAATGCCTCCATTTGCCCCGATTGTTCCGACAGTTACCACGTCCGTCAGGATTTTCGATTCATGAGTAATAACCAGATTCCCCGTCTGGTCGTCCCAGACAGCCAGCCCATACGGAGGATTTGGCATGGGCTGAGGGAATATAGTGAATAAATAGACTGTCAGGGTAAATGCGGTATTTAGTATCTCATAGGCCCGTACAGCCAGTTGTCCGTTTGATTCAATCCAGACAGCACACGCGGCCTGACGGGATGTCAGAACAAACGGGATAACAGGTTGTGTTGCATCAGGTATATTAACCAGTTGCTCAATATAATGTAGAGCACCATTCGATACTGACGAAAACGTCTGCTTTGAATACAGACAAACAGGTACTGACTGGGGGGTGATAAATGTTTCGCCGCTTTTCAACGATAATAACGCACCATATCTGTTAGCCATTATGCATTTTCCAGAAAAACAAAAACATAGCTCTCATTTGCCTGAGGCTGGTTCAGAGAGTTATCAGTGCCTGCGCCAATTACAATACTATTGCCTGAAACGGCTATTGTTCGGCGCCCCTTTACATACGCTATAGTTTTTGCCAGACCCAGCATATATCCGAGCCTCTTCCCTGCCGGCACGTTGAACGAATATGCACCTGACGTCTGGCCGGCACTCAGCTTTATCGTTCCAATGATTGATATTGGTTTAATACCAAAGTTTGCTGATGATCCGTCCTCATGCCAGCAATCAAAACCAAAATCAGACATTAGGCGCTACTCCGGTAATATGCCCCAGCTGTACCAGCAGTCGCCCGCTGGGCCCAGTAAATGACAGGTTGTTATCAGCCTTAGACAGACACCAACCGCCCTGATTTGCAATTTTATAGCCCGTAGACCAGAATGCGCCTGAGATTTTGCCGTTAGTAATCGCAGCATCCGCAATTTTCGCACTGGTGATACTGGCGTTCTGAATAAACGCATCGCTAATAAATACCTGACCATTAACAACAGCAAACGGAGAATACTGCGTATCACCACTGCCACTCATCAGGACGAACTGATTAGCGTTAAACCCGACGCGGGTGACTACCGGCTTACCCGCTTCGGCCAGTACCGCAATTGATATCCCGGCACTGTAAAAAATACCGTTGATGCGCACTCCGGCTTTCAGGGTATGAATAGCCGTCGCACCCGAAGCATCGACAGTAGCAGTCAGTTTGTCCTCGAGAGAGGCTGTCACATCTTTAATCTGCGCCTGTACCTGGGTGGTCATTTCAGCCATCGCTTTATCAACATCAGCAATGGTCGTTTTGACCACCAGAATATCCGCGCGGACTTCACCATACTGCGCCCACTGATGTTCAGCCGTTGCGTGGTTGGCCAGCGCGTTCTGCAATGCGGCTTCGAGGTTGGTATCAATGTCGCTTGTCAGGCGGTCACCGTCTGCAGACGTCAGGAAGTCATCAGCAATATCGCCCAGGTAGTCGTCAGCATTCGCATTAGATTCACCACGAACCCAGTCGGTCCAGTCACTCTGATTACCAATACGGTCGACCAGGCGAGCCCGGTACCAAAATTCAACACCAGCCTTTAAGCCCAGTTGTGTGTAGGTGTGTTGCGGATAAGGAACTCCGGCAAGCAGCAGAGGGTTATCCCCATTGCCGTTTACTGAATACTGCAACTCAGTCTGGAGGGTGTCACCTGTATCAACCGGGAAGGACCAGTCAACCTGAATACCCCAGTTGATTGCTGTGGTGCGCAGACCAACCGGTTTGGGAACTTCCCCTGTACGCCCAGTGAGATGAGTCAGAACAGAAGATGCCCACAAACTGGAAGCGCCACCAGAATTAATAGCGCGGACTCGCACAAGGTAATCACCGGAAAAAATTCCGGAGACCTCTATATTGCGTAGGCCTGCTTCGGGAATATTGATCCACTCATTATCACCACGTTTCCACTGTGCCTGATACGCGACGATATCAGCCTGAGGTTTCCCGTTTTTATCTACTGGCGCATCCCAACTCGCAACCATAGTGGCGATACGCTGCCCCTGGCGGACCGAATCGTAGCTGCTAATTGCGATGTTCGACGGTTGCCCTACCAGGCCTGTCGGTATCAGACTGATCGGTGGCGTATCCAGTCGGGCATTGTTATCAACGGCATCATATTTCGCCCCGTTGTACTCTGCACCGGTGATACTATAGGTGTTCTCCTCATCGTTAAATGTCAGATTGGTTACACGGAAATACTGGAGGCGCAACTGACCTGCATCGATAACAAAAATGGCATTAGGTAATGGCTCAGCAGTAAAGGCAGTTGCCAGTATCAGTTGCTGGCCATTAACTGCCTGGATGGTTCGGCTCTCAACGGTACCACCCTGAGTACGAATCATCAGAGTGTCGCCAGGTACGGCACTTGTACCCCGATCGGTAGTTACAGATTTCAGCGCGGCGTTGTAATCAGTGATACGTCCACCATAGACACGGCCAGATAGCCGTTCATCTGCAAACGCAAATACGGTCCCAGGCACATAAGCGAAGCCATCAAGTCCCGTCTGAACAGTGATAATGCGATCCAGCGAGTTGGAGTAGACGGCCCACCCTCCGCGGCGCTGCGCCTCGCTTTCGCGCGTGCATCCGATTGCAGTGAGTTGTGTCTGCTTAAACTTGAACTGTTTTACCAGGTCAGGAAACATTACTGCTGTAGTTCGGTCCTGATAGTGATTCTCCGGATCGCTAAAGTTAATCAGCGCTGAGCTATATCGGTTCTTTTCACTTCCGCTGGAGTACGTTGGCTTACCGACAACAGAAGCTCGAGTGAGTATCTGAAGTTTTGACGTATCCGCAGGCATATCAGAGACAACATTGAACATATTGTTGCCCCAGAACGTCATGCCATTGAAACCAGCCGCAATATCCTTAATCACCTGCCAGGCATCGGCCTGAGCCTGGATATAAACGTCAAACATAAAGCGAGGCTCGGTACCGCTGCCACCCTTACCATCCGCCACCTTCTGGTCGCAGCGCTGGGCAATACGATATAACTCCCATTTATCGAGCATCGCTGGCGTAACCCTGCGACCCAGGCCGAAGCGAGGTTCAGTAAGAATATCGAACCAGATCCATGCAGGATTATTCGTCCATCCCCACTTGAATGTACCGTCCCATGTACCGCCATAAGTGCGTGTAATCGGATCGTAGTTCTGAGGGATGCGGATTACCCGACCTTTAGGTTTACAAGAAATCTTCGGGATATTGCTGAATGACTTTGCGTTGAATGACACATACAGCAGCGCAGTATGCGGATAGCGCAGGCGAGCATCTATCACCTCGGTGATCGCCTGTACCTGCGTTTTGTTCTGGAGCATCTGGCTGGTACTGTCGTCGGTATCGCGCACGACCCGAATCTGCCAGCCTGTGTTCGCTTTCGGCAGGTTAATACGGTGTGTCAATTCATAGAGAGAGCTGAGTTTCTCCGTAACCGTTTTGGTCATTACCGTCGCGTAAACCCCACCATCAATGGCAAGATCGATATGGTACTGAACAGTTGTGCCAACGATATCGCCATCATTCTCCTGCTGCTGAAGCCCATTAATACCGACACGCACCAGAACAGCATCGATTTGGGTATTGCTAATTGCCCTTGTCCATGGAGCGACTTTCGTCAGCGAAACACCAATGCTGGTTTCGTTTTCTACCGCAGGAAAGCCGGGGATCGTTGTCTGAATCTGAGTTCCCGGGCGAAAATCCCATGACACATTCTCAAAATTCATAGAGCCATCAGAATTGCCCAGCGGCGTACCATCCAGGAAAATGCGCGTGGCATCCAACCCACCTGCAAACTCACCTTCCCCCAGAGCCAGAAGCATGCGGCAGCGAGCCATTGACTGCGCGGAGTCCGGCTGTTCTACAGGTGTATGCTGTTTTTGGCTGCCGCCCTTCGCACCAGTAATCGTTGCCATATTGCATCCATAAAAAAGCACCCAATTGGGTGCTAATTGAAAGATAAGGAGTCGTCAGATATCTTCGGCAACTATGCCGGCACTGATGATGGCGCCGCCGATTTCTCTTTCTCCGTAAAGAATGGCAACTGGGTTGCCCATTGCCAGGGTGTTTACCGAACCGCCGAAAGCGTAGCTCGGCTTGTTGTCAGGGTCATCACGACCCTGTAGTCCTTTGGGTTGGGGTGACAACATCTGGTAGATACCTCCAGCCATCATTGATGCACCGGACATTACAAGCCCAGCCCCGAATGTCAGACCTGCCCCAGTCCAACTAGTCATCACACCAATAATTACACCAGCAACAACCATCACCGCCCCGAGAATGGTCTGGAACATGCCCGCCTTCTTCGCCCCTTCCATCACTGGCGCAATGCGGATATCGCTATCACCGGACAGGTCCTTAAAATCATCCACGCCAATGTTGCGCTTGCCGCGAAACACCGCGAACGTCATGCCGTTCTTTTTGGCGTTCATCAGGTAACTTTCCAGCCCGTCCAGGTTGATACAGAGCGCCTTTACAGCTTCTGCCGACGTCTGCACCGCCAGTTTATGCACGCGCCCGAATCGTGCGCCGAGTGTGCCATACAGACGAATAGTGGTTAGCCGCGCCATGGTTTAATCTCCTCTGACAGGTCTTTGTGGCGGACGCAGATCATCGTCCGGTCTTTGAAGTAGCCGCGGGCATACGGCGTGACGCAGGATGGCTGGCCGTACAGATGGTGAAGCAGTTCGCCTTCCTCGGTAATGATCCCCGCATGGTTCCACTTACTGGATTCAACCTGCATGATGACCATACAGCCTGGCGATGGGTCGCATTCGACAAACCCCTCCCGCTCCCAGTTATCGAAATACAGGTTGTCTGGGTAGTGGCTTTCCCACCACGGATAATCGACCCGGAAATCATTCAGCGTTACACCCTGGGTGGCATGCCAGTCCATGACCAGTCCCCAGCAGTCGTGAGAGCCAAGGATGAACGGGCGGCCGATTAGCGGAATAGCATCCGGGGTTATCTCGGCGTATTCATCGCAATCAGGCGCATATATTCCCCATACCACACCTGACTGGTTGCATTGCTGGCGATCGAGGTCTGAGGGGATAGCCCTGGCTCCATCGCCAGGATGCGAGTGAATGACTCGAATAATGGTCCCTGCATCCTCGGCATTTGCCCAGTACTCACCATCAATACGGAAATGCTCAGATGGGTTTTCATGACTGTTCGGTACCGAAATATATCGCTGACGCCGTCCTGATTGGATGACAAAGCCGCAGCACTCTCGTGGCGACTCCTCCAGAGCATGCGCCCGGATAGCAGCCATAATAGTTTTGTTCATTGGTATTTCCGTTTATCGGGAGAAGAGAACAGTTGCCGGGAATCCACCAAAATCGAGGGTGGCAGTATTGGGTTCAGCCAGGCCCGCACCAAATCGCTTGCGGCAATCGCTCAGGCAACCACCGCACACGTCAAGCGCAGGGTCAGCAACCGCATTCCCCTTCGCATCAAAATACGCTGTTCCGTTGTAGGTGCAGCCGTCACCGCTTCGGTACTGGCCGCGCAGCGCCCACTCGCACAGCGATGTAATTTGACGGGTGGGAATAACCAGGTTCTGCAAATCCGCTGGGCTACTCAACGACCACGTAACCACCTCATCATCTTCTGAGGTTTTGGTGTCCAGCCAGAAGGTCTGGAGCGTGAACATTGTCGGATCAGCTGTTACATTCACGCCTCCTGGGAAGTTTGCCGCATCAAGATATACCGCATAGGTATCGATGATGCTCACCTTCGCATTGACCATATCTTTGAACTGTAGGCACAGCGCGGTGATGTGTCCGTCGAGGTTAGACACGCTCAGCTTCGGTTCTGCGGCCTGGTCGGTTGACAGTGCAAGGTCGGATATTTGGAACGGCCAGAAGTCGAAGGTTTTACCATCCCAGATGATGGGTTTTGGTCCTAGCTTTGCCTCATCGCCGTTCGCAGCATCAATCTCGGCGGGAGAATGAGGAAATGGTGAATAATGGAAGCGGTGAATACCGCCACTGAACTCTGAAGCATCTACTTCAACCAGCCGGACTCTACCGCCCGGCGCCAGCATTGCAGCTGTATCAATCAGTGCTGTCATGCTCCACCTCAGGCATAGACGCCATAGGCGCGCTTAATCGTGAATGTCAGTTCTGCGAACTTACTGCTGATCTGGTTCTTTCGCACCGAATCTGCTACCACGCGATATAGCCCCTTCTCTTCGCCCGGCGGTGTGATGATGAAAGCCTTAACGGTATGCGCAAGGAGAAAGTCGCGAACAGTATTCACTTCAGAGTCAGCGCCCACATGCTTCATCGGTACCTGAATAGCAGTTGAGTTAATGCCGTTCTCGGCCACCTGCTCATAACCATCGCCAAACTGAGCCGATCGCACCGTCTGGCTGTATTCCACTGCGCCAGCACCGAGTTGTGAGTGCCAGTTATATGTATCAACGGCCATATTTACTCCATAAAAAAACCCAGCCGGAGCTGGGTTTTGTTGTGAGGGAAAAGCTATCCGGAGTTATCGCGCCAAATGCTTTAATGCCTCAGCGACAACTTCGGTTTCATGAATACCCTGAGCCACTTCGGCAACAAAATCGGCAAATGAAACTGGAGTTTGGACGGTTATATTATTCAACTCAAGAAATACTAAAGCCGAGAGGAGGGCTGTTCTCTTATTTGCATCATTGAAGCCATGCCCTCGAGAAATTGCAATCAAGTAGTTTGCGGCCAAGGAAAACAAATCCTCCACCCCATTATAAAGATGGGTATTCTCTACACGAGCAACGATGCTCGAAATGGCCCCAAAATCCCTGTACCCAGGCAACCCACCATGTTCAGCCAATTGATAATCATGAATCTGAATCACCTGCTCAGCGCTTAAGAAGGTGATCATCTGTCAGCTAGCGCCTTCAAGGTACCATGATTCAGTGACGCCATTTTGGAAAGAGCCCGATTAAATGCTACATCCGAAATATCTTTATGATTACTACCGTCATTCCTAGCGGTATCAGTAGCAATCATCGGCTTAATGATAAACTTCTCGCATGCAGCAATAATTCGGTTAGCGCCGCTTTCCATGTTGCCCATCTTATCAGCCCCGTCTATCAGGACGTTATCGACCAGCGCCTGATGTGGATAAAACGTATTCATACAGCTTATTATGGTGCGAAGCACGTTCAACGTCTTCACTGCATCCTTGATGCTAGCTAATAGCCCATTCATAGCAGTGATTATTGTTAAGGCGTCATCATTACTAAGATTGAATTCCTCTGACTCAGCCTCATTTACGTGAGTTTGTAGTTCAGCCAGATCACGATCAAGAAAGGCAAAACTGGTTTTAATACCCCCAGCCATTTCCATTACATCCGCTATATCGGCATTGCCGCGCACAATATTTGCAGAGTAATGTTCAACGATTCCTGAAATTTCAGACATATACTTCATTGGGTCCCTATAAGCCCCCATTGTAGTAATTGCTGCCGCAATCGCGGTCTGTGTGAACATGGCGCCTTCTCGTGATGATGAACCCTAGTAATGGAAATTTTACGTGACAACGCGCCCCGTCGCAACTTTGCCAAGCACCTCCCCTTCCGCCTCTCGGCTATAGATGTAAAAAACCCGCCGTTAAGCGGGTTAGAATAAATGTCGGTCAGATTAGGCTACAGCAGGACCAAGAGTTGTCTTAAGTCGTTCGTAGATATCACTTGCGATCATGAAGTCTGGGGGCACCTCTTTCATTACTGTATTTCCCTCACTGTCATGAAGCTCAACCCAATACATATATTCGTCATTACCAGCTTCATTTTCACAAGCTAATGCAGTGAATTTAACAGTGACGCAATCACCTTCAATCTGGTGTCGGCTCTTAGCAAGAAGTGCATCACCTAATACGCATAATCCCATTTTGTTATCCTTACGCAGCCACGCCGCTAACGCCGAGCATTTTTGAAAGTTTAGCTAGCCCTTTAGCGGTAACTAGCACTTGTTCTACTACCTTTTCACTACCATCTGAGCGCTCTACAGTGGTCACCTTGTGCTCAAGAACACCTGACTGAATGCGGTCTTGATAAGCTACCCATGTTTTCCCGCCAGCACGGCGATATATCCATTGGTTTTCAGACATCATCTTGAACAGAAACTTAGGTTGGACCTGAAGATGCTTGCCTGCATTAGTAATGCACATGCTGCCATCAGCTTTTGCGATGCGTTCCAGTGCTTCAACGTCTGGCTGCATTTCCTCAACTTTGTGCTCAAGAGCGATCACCTTTTCACTGTATGACAGCAAGGTGCCGCGCAGGAACTCTGCATCATTAAGTGCCGCCATCGGGTCGAAGGCGATCTGCAACTTCCCGGCTTTGAAATCAAGGAATGTCTGGTTAACCTGCAAGCGGAACGATGCAGAAACCCAACCAGCATACTCAACAGCAAGAATTTCATGAGCAAAGGTGCCTGGGGAAATGCCACCTTTAACAGTTTTGATTACTTCCTGAGCTACCGACAAATTTGCACTTAGCTCTGAAATCAACTCTTGAGTCTGTTTGTTGCGCAGCCATTTGTTTGGCTCCTTGCTTTCCCCCATGCCGCTAGCCTTGTGCAGTGCATTAAGGTTAAAGCGCCCCTCTTCGTCAGTGTTGATATCAACGCCGCAGATGACAGGCAGGGTCTTATTTGCTACATTCTTAGAAGTCATTCGACATTCCTTATATGAACATTAGGGTTTGTGACATAGCCGCCAGCTGTAACTGGCGGTTTTTCTTTTTGCGCCTTCCCATGCGCCCATCAGTGAATCCATCCGTCTTCGCCGCGAAGTTTTGCCAGCATCGGCTGAGCGCGACTTACGACAAAATTCTTGTCATCCAGATTTTGTGCTTCCCGGAGTAAAATCTTTTTGGTCTCTACTGTCATGTAGTGAATATCATGGCCAATATCGTACAGCGCCCCCGCATACTCAGATTTTGCCTGCTTCATCGCGGGATAAAGATTCTTGCTGACCAACTGGCTCCTTTCCATCCACAGCTGCAGATAACAAAGGCTCACCAGTTCCTCATCGGAGAATTGCTTAGCGATCGGTGAATGCTGCACCTCGCGATCCAGGATGTCCAGCGCCCAGCGTCGGAAATCTTTGGCCTTTGGTGTTGAGGCAAACATCGCAACCAAATGAGCGCCTCGAAGTGAATAAACCCTGACCGATTTGTTACGTAAGCTATTGTTTATCCCGTTGACCTTCATATTGAGTGTCAATGACATCGACTCGGAAAACTCATCAGCATTACGTGCATAAATTTGGCTGATGGCATCAGTTTTTTTATAACCGAGTGCCTTCGCCAGTTCGGTGGAGGTAAACCAGATAGCCCCGCCTTCTGTCACTGGGTTAAATGCGAATCCTTGGAAGTTGTAATCTGATTTTGCTACAATATTCATGTCGATATTTTCCTTGCCGGATTTGTTCGATACCGAAGCCTGACGGTCTGACCACCGTTGGGCTTCAACGTTTTTATGCTTGAGCACTTTTCTCACCTGCCAATCCATACACCTTTCTCAGCTGGTAAATCAGTTCTGTATTGAACTGTCGACACTCTTCTTCACCATTACGCTCAATGGCACGTTTTACATCCTCGGGAAAGCGCACCTTGCGCTGATACATATCTTTTGCCTTTTCCATTTACCCCTCCATTTATGCCCCACCGTGAGGCCTTGGCTAAGTGTCACACCGTGCGTTATTGCTGTCAACCCCACCGTGGGGCATAATTTACATATTGTAAATTTTTGGCGGCACGGTAATAAAAATGAGCAGAGAAGATCCACAGTTAAGAATCAGGCTTCCATCTGAATTAAAAGAGAAAGTCGAAAACTCGGCTAAAGTGAATAACCGCTCAATGAATGCTGAAATTATCTTCAGACTAAACCTGAGCTACCTACTTGATGAAGACAAAAGCATGTTCAAGGCAGTTGCCGAACCTAACAGCTATGTTGAGCATGCTGAAAAGGTGCTTCAATCTCGAATTGAAGAAGCCCTGCCATCATTCCTTGAGGTCATGTCGAAGAAAATCATGACAGATGAGTTCAGAGAGGAACTCAAGAAAAAAGCCAGAGAACAAGCCGAAAAAGAGTGGGAAGAAAGATTTAACAAGCCCACCTGAGTGGGCTGTGATTGAAGACCCGGTCGGGGCTTGGGTTTAAATTGTTTTGGCGTATCCGGTTTTGAACTTCAGTGTTGCATCAACAAGATTATTATTAAGATACATAAACATGTAATCCTGATAGCCCACATATGCGCCGTAACTGTTTTTAGCGTTTACGCGGACTGGAATAGCCCAGCCATAATACATCTTGAAGTTCTCAGCCATTCCACCTTGAAGATAGGCTTTAGACGGGGTTCCGAATTGATATTTAGCCGAGTCGGCATCCTTGAGCCTATCACCAATAGTTTGTTTAATTTGCCCTTCGTAATACTGAGGCAGCTCCCCATAGTAGGCATTGCTCAGCTCAGTTGAGGATGGCGTAGACATACAGCCACTGAGAAGCAGGGCGCCAAACAAAACTAAAACGTACTTTTTCACTATCACCCCCTTGATTGTCATGGTTTTGCACATGATAACCAGGGGATGTCAGAATGTAACGATCAGAAAGTATCAGCGACTGCTTTTAACGTGCCCTTGGCCGTCGCGATCGCTAGCTCTTCAACTTGACGAAGAGTTAAATCCAACTGGTACGGTAGTTGAACAGGAACGCTAGCAATACGAGTGTAATCATCTGGACCATAGAGCGTAACGCTAGCGCTAATCGCCTTTCCATTTTCGTTGTCATACCAAACAACATCAGAGACCTTTATTTCCACAATTTTCATTAATATTTTCCTCTCACGGCATTCCATAATGGAGTACCAGGTTTTCTTACTTGAGTATTGATGGTATCAACCATTGCATCATTAAGCTGCTTACCAATCGCCGCAGCATTTGCTGATCCGCCTGTATTGGCCTGCCCACCCGAGCCGATATTGATGTCACCAAAGCTGACACTGATGATTGGCACACTTGCGGCGGTTGCTCCTGACTGATTTCCACCAACAAGCCCGCCAGTAGCGTAACGCCCCAAATTACCGTTGTTCATCAGGCGATACAGATTGTCCACCCCGATCCGTCTGGTGGCTTCTTTGGTGAAGACGAACTCATCTTTGTGCACAATGCCAGCGGGTTCATATTTGCCGCCAGCGCCAGTATAACCACCTGAGTCAAAACTAACGCCTGCCGCTGCATTGGCATAAGCGCCACCCGGCGTAGATCCAGCGCTAGTGCCTCCTATATTCCCGCTAACCCAGCCCATGGCAGCCTGAACCGCATACGCCACCAGCAGGCGATTGGTTACATCCATGATCATCTTGAGCATGGATTTCCCAAACTCTTTTATTGATGCCTTGCCGGTTGTCATGAGTTCGGTGAGCATGTCAGATAGACCTGTCAGTGTGGAACTGGCAACGTTCTTCACGGCATCATAGGTATTCGTGGCGGCGTCAAGATATTCATTCCAGCCACTTACCGCACCTGCTTTCCATTCGCCCCGTAATTTGTCCTCTTCGGCATAATATTTCCTGAGAGCCGCCAGTTCTTTTTTATAACCGGCATCGTCAAGCTTACCGCCACCGTTGAGCCAGCCCTGGCGAAGCTGCGCCTCTTCCATCATGCGCTGCGTTTGCCGACTGCTGAGACCTGCACTATCACGCAATGCATCGGTTTTTTCCGACATCTGCGTGACGTATTTATTCGCCTGCTGCGCCAGGCCGTTAATCTTCTGCTGCGCCTCAACTTCCTTGTTCTTCTGATCTACCACCTTGGCAGCATTCAGAATGGCCTCGCGGCTAGACAGGAGTGATTTTTCCTGTGCAGTAAGCGACCGTGTCTTCGAAGCCTCATCCAGCTCTGCAAAGCGTGATTGCTGCTTGCTGAGTTCAGTGTTTTTGGCGTGGACATCACCGGTCTGCCGCAGAGTTTCGAGCGTTTCCGTTAACGTTCTGGACTGAGCGCGGTAGTTCTCCAGGGTGCGATCGCCAGCATCAAGGGTGGTTTTTGCCTCCCTGGCCTTTTTGGTGGAGTTTTCTGCGAGCTTCGATACAGCGTCTTTCGTCAACCGGTCTACCGCACCAGTGGCGGTTACTCCACCGCCAGAGCCATTCTTGGCCTCCTCTTCCCATTCGCGCTGGGATTTGCTCAGGTTAGCGAAATGCTTGCTATAGTCCGCCGTAAGTTGCGCGTATTCTTTGTTGGCGGCTTCTCGTTTCTTTGCGATGCTCTCAGACAGCCCATCAAACGCCATGGATTTGATAAGCGACTCACCGCCCGGGAGTTTATTGGCTATATCCGTAAAGCCAGTAACCATTCCCCCCATAATGTTAAGAGAAACATCTTTCATCTTAACGAACAGGCCTTCAAACGCAGTCCCAAGGAGTTTGAAAACCTCGATCACCTGGTTGCTCCAGGCGCGGACCGTAATCCCAATCTGCCCAAAGGTGTTTGACGCGAATGCCTTTAGCCCCTGCCAGGCCTGGCCGATGTTGTCAGTGGCGGCGATTATCTGATTGCTGCGATCCTCCATGGTATTTGCAAACAGAATCATTGCTTCATTGGCCGCAGCGGTTTTCCCCTTGGTCTTCTCCAGGGTGATGATGTGCTTCATCATGGCTTCATCAACAAAGCCATATTGCTGGTTCAAGCTTGCGAGCGCTTTAATAGGGTCGCTTGCCAGGCGTGAAAAATCCGCCAGCGCAGCCTTTGTATCCAGCCCAGCATCGCCCATAGCCAGAATTGATTTGGCGATTTTAGTCATCTGGTCGGCGGTATACTTCCCGGTGTCATTAAGTTGTACCAGGGTATCAACAGAATCAGCCAGGGACGCGCCAGCATTTTCTGCAACATCTTTTGCCGCGTCATTCAATTGCTGCATTGATGAGAAGCCAGCTCCTCCCATCAAAATGAGCGATCTGGCAACATTGTCGAACTGCTGGGATGAGCTATATGCAGCTCCCGCCAGAACAGCCAGAACAGCTACAGAACCCGCAATAGCAAGGTTAAAGGTATTTAGCAGACCACCCGCCCGCCCCAGTTTTTCCGCTGCCTCACTCGTGTTATTAAGACCTTCAGCAGCATCACTGATATTTGTTGCCGATTCAGCGGTCTCTCTGCTTTCTTCGTTAAAGCCAAATAATGCATCCCTCAGAGCCTGGAGCATTGGGCCTAATCCACCAAAAGAATCCTTAATTTGCCCGCCTTGCTGGAGCAAGATCAGGAAAGGGGATTGGCCTCCAGCCAGCTGTGTCGCGATATCGGTGAACTGCGCCGGCAGAGTGCGCAGCGCGGCGCTGTACTGGCGAACGGAAATTCCAGCACGCCGGGCAGCAGCATCCTGCCTGGATAGCGCATCAGGCAGCACGTCAGCCACGCCAGAGAGCCGCTCACGCGTCTGGTTAAGGATTGTGTTGAAGTGCTCAAACTGCGTGCCGTTGATACGCCCGGCTTCGAAATGGGCCACCAGTTGTGCGTGTTGTTCATCCAGTGAATTAAACGCACGAATCGTCGGGTCGATTGAGCCCAGGAGATTCTTCAGCGCGGCTGATTGCTTCTCTGCCGCCTGTGTGGCTGCCAGTGCTGCCTGAGCCTTCGCTGCAGCTTCGCCGGTATCCGTCAGCCTTAACCGGGTATCGTCCAGTATTTTGTTATAGGACTGGAAGGTGTCAGTATCAAGAAAGCCCTTCGCCTGGAAGTTACGCAGCGCTGCCTGCTGCTCGTCAAGCCGGTTCAGCGCCTTGTTTACTGGGTCAATATTCTCCAGCAGCCCTTTCAGCGCAGCCTGCTGCTCTTTGATGCCCTCACTGCCCTGCTTCGCAGACTCAGCGCCAGCACGAAAAACACTGTTCAGGTCATCAGCCTTGCCGACGGCACTGGCCGCCGCCTGGCCGAGTTTATCCAGTTCGTTGCTGGCTGTTTTCAGGTCAGAAACATCGGCCCGCAAAGTAATCGAGGCGATCTGGTCTGTCATTATTTCGTCTCCTTATGCATTACCTTGAGAGCCTCGCTTTCCATAATTTGAAGGTCAGCCATGCAGGCCGCCGCATCCTCAACCCCATGTAACTCGAACATCCAGGGGAGTACGTTGTAATCAAGGCCGGTCGCCCCGCTCGCGCCAACGCGCCATTGGGTCGCCAGCGTGGAGAAAATGGTGAAAGCTTTCCATACCGACGGCAGAATCCCCACCTCTTCCTCTACGTCCTCAGGCGTTAAACCAAAAGCGCTCAACTCCGCAAGAGTCGGCCCCGGCGTATACATCGCTGCGGCGACCTGCCTTAGTTTTTTTCGCGGATGCCCATGAGTTCCTTGGTGTAAGCCAGGCCGATGCTGTCAAACGCGCGAGGGTAGTTCTTCAGCAGGACGATCACGTTATCTCGGTTGAACTCATCCGGCAGCGCCCAGCTATCGACGATTTCCATCAAGTAGTTGGCCTGCGGCTCGACGGGGGATTTTTTACCTTCAGCTGCTTTCTGCAACTTCTCATCCAGGGTGCGCAGCTCTTCCAGCGTCTTATGGCGGAAGGTGAAGGTCAGTTTGCCGTCTTCGGTGCCAGCTCGCGGGATACTGGCTGTCACGGAAAAAGTTGGGTTCGGGATCAGGGAAAATTTAGTCATTTCGGTTCCTTAGAAAAGAAAAACCCGCCGTAGCGGGTTGAATATTCGAGTGCGTGATGGGGGGGTTATCGTTTGTACAGCAGACCGCCTGGCTTGAGCGCATTGAGGAGAGCATCGTTCACCGCTTCGTGCATCGCCTGTTGCAGGCCAACTACTGAAGCTGTCTGCGCATCAATCTTTGCCAGGAGGGATGCGAACAAATCGCTTTCACGCACGGCATCAATGATGGCCTGTTTCATTTCATCGCCAAGCCTAATCTTCGTCTTCGCGCTTGTTGCGACGGCGTTCTCGATGATGGATGAAGCGGCTTCATGTACCTTAAAGCGATCGGCCAGAAACTCAACCTTGCTATGCTCACCTTCAACACCGAGGGTCATGCCAGCTTCGTGCGGCTTGCCTTTGCCGGCGACGTTTAATTTAACGCTGTAGTTTTGAGACACTACGCCATCGCCAATCAGCGCTTCGTGGATGTAAGCCTTGCCGGTTTTATCGACAAACCAGCCACCTTTAAGGCCATGAAGTGCGCAGCTGTTACGGATCTCTTCGTCCAGCGCCTCTGCAATTTCTCCGACATCGACAGAAGAAACCCCTTCGACCCAGTCACTGGCTCGCCAATCTCGTGCTGAGCCATCCTCTGCAATTGGACGCAGGCGCACCTGCAATCTCTCACCAGCTTTGAGGCCGGAAATAAGGCATACGGTAGCTGGCCAGAAGATGCGTTCTTTCATAAGTCGGACATCTTCATGAAGGCATTGCAGTTCTAGCACCGCGCAGCCACCCGGCCATTTCCATTCGACGTCCACACCAAAAGGTTTGGGAGTGGTTTTTACGTAAGGGACGATTGAAGGTTCTGACATTTTAATTTTCCTTTTAGACGTGAGCCTGTCGCACGGCAAATCCGCAGAAAGTTAACGGTTTGCCCAGGCTCACAGCTGAAAGACTTTCTTCGATGTGCGCGTGCGATGCGCATAAAAAAGCCCGGCGTACCGGGCCTGATTGGTTAGCTGATCGTGACAGTACACGCAGCCGAGGTGATGGTTTTGCCCGCGGCGTCGGTGACTTCACAGGTGTAAACGCCAGCATCACCGGATGCGACAGACGAAATGTTGAACGTCGATGCGGTTTTGCCCGGAATAGAGGTGCTGCCTTTCTTCCAAACGTAGGTGTAAGGTGCTGAGCCGCCCTTCATTACCACCGCCAGATCCAGCGCTGTGCCTGTGGCAACCGATTTGGTGGCCGGCAGGTCGGTCAGGAACGCCAGTGGGGTTACGGATGAATCGGCGATCGGGTAAATCTGCATGTCCGATTCGAAGTTCATGCGCGCCTCGTTACTTTCCACGGCGTTGATTTCCGTGCGCGGTACGCGCTGGAACGATACTTTGGCTGAGTAGAAACGATCAGCTTTGCCGCGTGGGTTATGGAACCAGACCGCGGTGGTGTCGCTGGAGTCATCCAGATCAATGAGGCGTTTGTAGATCGCCAGTTGAGGGTCGTGTGCAAAGGTGTAAACCTGAACCACCGCGTTTTTAAACGTTGGGATGGTTCGCGCTTTGTCATCTTCCAGGAACTGCACGCTGATGGTCTGCTGGTCACCACCTTCAGTTGATAGTGTCATCACCTGAGGCATGGTGATCCACGAATCAATTTTACGCAGCGTGCCAGCGCCAGTGCCTGCCGGGAATTTAGCAGTGTTGGTGGTATCGAACGCTTCCAGCACGATTTTTGTACCGGTGACTGACTTAACGCGCACTACCATGTTGTCGAGCTTCAGCCAGCCAGAGTTAACCTGGACAACATCGCCCGCGAGGATGCCAGCAGCCGAGGCAACGGTCAGTTCGCATTCCGTGGCATTGGATGCTGCAGTGAAAATAATCGGCGCAAGATAGGCCTTGGCCACGTTTACACGCGACCCGTTAGGGATTGCGAATGCCATTGCATTCTCCTGAATTGAGGTATGAAAAAACCCGCTGAGTGGCGGGTCAGTAATCAGCGCGGTACTGCATGCTGACGGGGTGCGAGATATCAATGCTGCCCTGAATTGGCTGGCGAACTTGCGGCGGCCCGTTGATATAAACGGTCAGGTCACCATCTACTAGCGGCAGGCCTTCCGGGAATGCATCGGCAATAGACTTTGCCAACCCTCTGGCCTGAGACACACCACTACCGGCAGGGATAATGATGTTAAGTTGTAGAATGCCCTGATAAGTACGCATATAGCCTTCCAAATCCTGTCCGACTGTTTGAGCTGGCAGAACGTAAACACGCCCGTATGGTGAACTGTCCGGGGGAGTGAACGGGAGGTTCGGCCAGGCCACTGGCAGCCCGAGCGAGGAGCAGATAACCGCGATACGGCTTTCCAGCAGATCAGCAATTCGAATTGACTGGTCACCGGCCATTGCGCACCTCGCTCATTGCTTCACGGAACATTTGCGCGGCATCCAATGCGGTCAACCCTACCATACCGCCGGGCGCCTGGTTTGAATGTCCGTTCTCCAGTGCTGCCGCATATGGCAGGCTGTTGGTGAAGAAAATCGAGCTGACCTGGCCCACCCTGAACACCTCGAGCACTGCCAGGCCGCGGGAGTTGGAACCCTGACCGGAAGCGTCCGGGGTATTGTTGGACTGGCTCGGCTGGCTATCGAACCCCACGTACCAGTTGTTCTTGAAGCGCCCGCCCACATAGCCATCAGGCTTTTTGATGTCCATCGAGTCGTTTACGCGCAAACCGCGCTTTAGTCGTCCCGATTTGGTCAGGTTGGCAGGATCATCGCGAAGGGCAGCATTATGTTCACGCACTGCAGTATTATAAGCAGAGGCCGTTTGGTTCACTTGCCAGATATCAGGGTTACCAACAGGAGACATATCCACCAGCTGAGCGAGGATTTTAATTCCCGTTCGGCGCACTACCTCATCCATCTCCTGCTTCGAGCTATCAAAGAACAACTGAATGGCAGCCAGGAACGGCTGATTAGCAGAACTAGCCATACTTATGCCCTCAGCTGGATGTTGTAGGAGATCAGCACATCGGCAGGCTTAACGGGATTCGGTTCTACCACGCGCCATTTTTTGCCGTCGATTTCGATGCGGTCGCCAATGCGCACTTCCGTTTCAAACGTGGCCGCCAATTTTTTATCGCCCGTAGCAATCAGTGAACCGTCGATTTCACGCGTGGAGTATTCGGTGATAACGCCGGTAACGGTCGCTGTAATAGGCTCGGTGATAACCTCTTTCCCGTACTGATCGCGGGTGGTGGTTCCGCCGCGAGTCAGTTGGTAGGCTTTGCCGTTCTCCGTCAGTAGCCGCGTTGCCGTAGCGCGCATGCGGCGATAGTCGATTGCCATGCTACCCCCTTTCGATCCGGACCTGGTTGCCGCCCACCACAAGCCCGCGCAGCGAGGAATAGAACCAGGGGAATGATGGAGTAGCCTTATTCGTTCCCGGCTCGTACTGCACAGAGACCGCCCCCTGTACGCTCTCAGCTATGACCGCGCCGCCACCGGAGACCGACGGCGTGAGGTCAATCTCCTGCGACTCGATAGCCAGGCGGCATTGGGCATCAATCAGGCGCTGTGGAATAGCATCATCCGGCAGGTCCACACCATCGAAGCGTACGCCGGAGCGCGGCCACGACAGCGGCTGAGATGTGCTGGAGCGCTGACCGCGCCAGGCCTGCCCTTCCAGAAAGTCCATCGCTTGCATCAACAACATGCCGCACTCGCCGTCATCGGCAGGTATGGTATATCCGCGCCCCGCCGCGAACGCGCGCAGGTCGACAATGCTGGCGTAGCTGTTGAAGTCTGGTGAGTGAGGATCGTCATTAATCATCCCGGCACTCCACTCAGACTTCGGAAAGCTTCTGCTTCAGCAGATAGCCTTCCAGCATCCAGATTTTGTTGACCGCATTTTCGCGGGCAATCTTGCGGCCGATTTCAGCGTCGAAGTTCTCCGGGCTGGCGCAGGCGCTTTCACCAGTAACAGAGAAGCCGTTTTTGAGATGCAGAACGCAGAAGGTCAGCGTTTTAAGGCTGTCGTGGTAGCCGGTAAGACGCGTCAGTTCGTCTTGTTGACGGATGTTATGCAACACACCATCCTCGGCAGTGAAGTAATATTCACCATCGATAACGCTTTCGATGTGCTGAGGGGTTACACGCGGCGCGGTCAGCCCTTTGGCCTGAATTTCCTGCTCAATTTCTTTGTCGCTCACGATTACTCCTCCAGACGCCAGTCCAGCGCCAGCCAGTTATCCACTTCAGCAGGGTGAACATCAGCGCGCAGCGGACCGCCGGGGAACTCTGGGATATCACGCACCATGACCACCAGCTCAATACCTGGCTGTTCCTGCTGCTGTTCCTGCTGCTGCGCCGCAAGCTTTTCAGCCTCACGCTGCGCGCGCTGCTCTTTGGTCAATCCGGCCATTGGGCCTCCTGAAAAACAAAGGGGCCGAAGCCCCCACGGTTAGCCCATGATGATGGCGGAATGCTCAGGCTGCACGGATGCGACACCCCACGCCACACCAACTTCATAACGCACCTGGCGATACTGGCGATACAGCGCGATCTGGAAGGTGATGCCGGATACCGGGTCGGTCACGTTCATCACATCGTCGGCGGTGTCGCCGCCTTTCGGCATGGCTGGGGTACGACACGCCAGCAGGAACGCATTGCGGTCGAATGCCATGTTTGGTGCGAACTCAGCCAGGACAGTGACGGCAGCCTGGTCTGCCAGATCCTGACGCAGGCCCGGCGCACCAATGGTGATGCTGGAAGAGGTTGCGGCCACAACCAGATACTGATTGTCGTCACCATCGAATTTCACTGTGGTGCCGACCGCAATCCCACCGGTACCCGCAGAGATGGCAACGATAATGTCGCCCTCTTTCTTAGCGCCATTGACCTTGTAGCCTGCTGCGGTGCTCTTCGCAGTGCGCTTGATGTTGGCGGATTCATGCAGGTTGAAGCCCATCACACGCCCGATTACACCCTCACGCAGCAACTGGTCGGTACCGGCTTCGTTCGCTTTGAACAGCACGGACTGCTTACCACGAATAGAGGCCATTGCCTCGCCACCCAGCACCATGCGCATATCGGTGGTTGGAGAGCCGTTATCAACCAGAATCTGGCGCGCCAGCGCCGCATCAGACAGATCGTCTTTGATACTAAACGGCGTGTCTTTCGGCGTGCCAACTGCGCGAGATGATTTGTAGAACAGCGCCGCCAGGTCAGCATCCATTTCGTTGCTCAGCGCGCGGAAGGCCTGGGAGAACTGGTCAGCCAGGATAACGTCATAGTTACCTGACGGACCGATAGCCAGTTGCTCTTCACCGTTCCATTTGACTGGGGCCATTTTGGATTTGGTGATTTTGACATCCACTGTACCGATGTTCTGATCACCATCGTTAGGTGCTGTTGCTGACGGAGTGATATCAACGGTAGTGGTTTTCGGGGCCACCGGTGCAGTTACCGTCTGGTCTTTTGCCGCAGCGTCTGCTTTCGCATTACGAGCGACTGCCGGGATAAAACCTACCTGCTCACGGGATACACGATTCAGCGCGGTATAAATGGTCGGGATAAGACCAGTCAAAGTATTCGACATTTATTTTTCCTTTGGATTAATCAACGATGCTTGTACCGCCGCCAATCACCGTTTGTTGTTCAACTGGCGGTAAGGAGTCAAAAGCAGCGCGTTTCATGGTTTTTTGCCCGGCCTGATGCTGCGATTGGTGAGAACCACCGCCGCTATTACCGGACGCTTTGAGGATGTAGTCTTTCTGCGGATGCAACTCGACCAAAGATTCCAGCGCTTCGTCAAAGCCAGCCAATTCGCCAGGCTTGGTGCGGGAGAACACCTTGTTGCCCTGCCCGTCGTAGGCCACGACCTTGCCGTCTTCAATTTTGAAGTTCTGCCCGAAGTGGGAACGCACGAACTCAGCCGGGATCGCCATCTTTTCGGAGATGAACTTCGAGCCACCGAAACGGCCGCCAATCATCTCGTTATAAAGCTGAGTCTCCAGTGTCTGGCTCTTGCCATTCGCTTCGTCTAACTGCTGCTGGAATGCCTTGGTAATTTCGGCTTTCACCTGGTCAACGGCACCAGCGTCGATCAGCTTCTTCTGGTCGATTTTGGTCATCATATCCAGGGCTTCGAGCGCCTTGGTCGGGTCGGTGATGCCAGCGAATTTGGCGAGACCGGCTTCCGCCGCTTCCTTCGCTTCGCGGTGAGTTTTGGCCTCGCCGTTCAGAGAGGTGATTTTGTTCATCGCTGCGACCGCGTCGAACGGGATTTCTTTGCCGTCGTCATGGACGAACACAGGCATACCGTTTTCAACGACCACATTGCCGTTAGCATCGAGTTTGAGTTTCATTGTTTTGCTCCAGCCTTCCGGCCATTGGTAATAGGTCATCCGACCCGGTCACCGCGTCGCATCCGCTCAGCGGCAGGCATAAAAAAGGCCGCCCGGAGGCAGCCTGTTAGTTAAATTCGACGGTTATCACACCACGCAGTTTGCGGGAATAGACCTCATCCCGCTTTCGCTTGTGGACCCGGAATGGATATGGATAGAAGCATGCGATTCCTCGCTTAACATCCGCCCATATGCAGCGTTTGACCTCGTTGCCGTTAACGAACACTCGGCGCTTACCGCGGCCATCGCCCACATGGTGAAAATCGTCATCTCGCATAGACCACCCCCCAAGCAACTGGTTTAGAGAATTTGCCAGTCATCAGCCAAGACGTCGGTTTGGCTTGGTGCCCAAGGCACGCGAGCGCCATTTGGGTATGGCATAGCACCATTGCCCGGCACCGGATAAATTAAACGAATGTACGGCAGGTCCACAGATGGCGACTGCTGGACCAGCTCAAGCCACAGGCCCTTGCCGTTCCAGCCTGCGCGGGTGACACGCTTGCCTGATTTCAGGGCTTCGACAGCCAGTCCGAAGCTAAGCCCCGCCACTGGTCGGTAGGCTTTGTCGAACACATCTTTCGGACTCCAGCTCACATACCCGTTGAAGCGATCGGTGTTTGGCTTTCCGCCATCCAGATACTCGACGAGATAACCTTCATCACTTCCGTTTTCGTCACTTGGTAACTCCCAACCACGAAAGTCGTTATATGCCAGACGGGTCATCGGGTAAGCATTGATGAGCTTCACGCCAATATGTTGAGTCATTGTTTTATTACCTTATTCAGTTATTCAAAAGCCGATGCATCCACGCGGCGCAGTTCGTCCAGGGTCAGGAACTCCCCGGCATCGTTGAACATCTCCGGCACCGTTATTTTGCCGTCACGCAGCATCATGGCCCGAGTAACGCCCAGCACCTGCTCCTGTCGCGCGTACGACTGCCGGACAAGCCACTCGGCATAGCTGGTATGCGCTGGCACCTGCCCGTCCATTGATGCGCGAGTAGCATTGGTCAGTTCGCCATGCGGTATTTGCAATTCCTCCCACGATTTCGTAATGAGGATTTCACCGGAGCGGCAGCAGAAGTGAATTTTGCCGGGGCCGCGCAGATATGGCACCACATGCCCCAGCGGTTTGCCGTCGAGCGAGTAGAGTTTGCGGTCGCGGATGATGCACCACTGGCTGGTATGAGTATCAAGCGTGGAAGACCACTGTTTGGCCTTCACGATATCGCTGTTAGCCAGGGCGAAGTCCTGACGTGCCGAGGCGGCCATATGGTTCACCGCCGTGCGCGTCACCACAGCCAGGTCACGGCGAGAGGTATTGATCACCCCGTCCTCGCGATTACGCTGCGGCGTACCCGCCACGCGCCTGACAATCTGCTCGACTGTCTCACCCTGGAGATACCCAGAACGCACAGCGTTAGTGATTTTGTCCAGTCGATCCGATTCTAGCTTCTGACCCCACTCCTTCAGCAATCGCCCCTGGAAGGGCTGCGCCACTGCCGCAGCGTAAACCTGCTCGGGTGCGATGCTCTGGAGCGGAGCATGCAGGAGAATCTGCTTGGGTATGATGCTGCTGAACAGGTCCAGTTGATACCCGGCTTCATACTCAACGTAGCGCGTCAGTTCGCGCGCCAGCGCAGTATTAACCGGTTCATAGGCCTGCTGGTTGAGGTCACGCACACCCACCAGCAATGACGCCAGGCGGCGGGCGCTGTACGTGTCAGCTCGCTTACCGTCCAGCAGCACCAGTAGTTTGGCTGCCAGGTCAGCATCAAGCCTGTTTAGCAATGCCACCATGCGCCGGGCGACGCCCGTGCCGTAGCGGTTCACGTACAGCCCGTGCGCTATCGTCTCATCCTGCAGGCGATCATTAACTGAACGGGCCATATCACACCTCGCCAGGCGGTGGTTCTGTCAGTGAAGCCGACTCAGCCAGCAGTTCGCTCAGCACCACATCTGGATCCGCATCGGCATCGATGATGTTCAGCTTCTGCAGAGACTTGATGGCGTCCACGCGACGGATATCACCGCCCTGGCGTAGCGACTGAATGGCCAGTGCAGCAGGAGGATTGAACTCTTTCGACTCGACATCCAGCTCGGTGCGGACATCGACGTTCCCCCCCTCAGATTCCCCGATGTACTCAGCCATAATTTGCAGGATGTTGTCGATCGCATCTTCCAGGCTTGTCGCCATGGTATAGAGCGGTGACTGCTCCTGCATTTTCTCTTCTGAGGTCTGGTCAACGGACTTGGTCGAGGTGTTATCCGTACGCAGCAGCTTCGCGCCTGCCTGGCGCATCTGCTCCACCAGGTCGGTCAGGGAGTCTTTGCCGGCACCGATGGAGGAACCTGTGTGCTCGACGTATTCCAGACCCTGCCTTTGCCGATCGGAGAATGAAGTGGCAGAAGATGAGCCAATCACAAGTTCTTGCCCCTCCTCCAGCCCGAACACCGTGAGCAACGGCACTCTGGCGACGTGCAGGATGTTGTCCTGCTCGCTTTGACTCTGCCAGTGCTTGATATTCAGCAGAGCCATGTTGAGAAGCGGTGGTGAACCACACATAAACCCGGTGCGTTTGGTGTAGAGCGTGACCAGAGTGATATCCTGGCGGGATGTCTGCCACCCCTCGAATAGCGCCCAGTTCGCGGCACCGTCAGCATCCTTGGCCTTGCGGTAAATTTCCACCTTTCCAGGTGTCAGGTACCGTATTTGCTCGACCTTGGTCTGCCCGAAGTCGTCGCCGTCTTCGACCACAACCTCTTTGATACGCAGCGCAGTCAGCACCACTTTGCCGTCCACCATTTTAGACTTCCAGCCGATCACCTGGCGGGGATTCAGCATCGTCACATAGGGACGCGCTCCGGTGGCCTTTTCATCAGCCTTGGTCTTTACCTGCTCGGCATCGACCCGGGGGTAGTCCACCAGCGCGTGGGACAGACCGTACTGCATCGCCAGGCTGAAGAACGCCTGTGCCCATACATCGAGGCGACTGCCTTCAAGATCCACGTTCCTCGCAAATTCGCGCAGCGCATCCGGGACGTTCTCGCCCAGTTGGATCGGCTCAGCGAATACGCGGCCAACGTTCTGGTTGATGGTCTCTTCGTAGGCAGGAAGAAGCGTGGCCACAGCCAGGCGCTTTTTGTAATCCTCTTTGTCCTCTTTTGGCCAGCGCGGCAGATAAGCCTCACCAAGCTGGCGCATGTACAGCGTGCCGCCCATCAGGGCGTCGTTGATGTCCCACGCCTGCACCATGTTCCCATAGTCCAGATTGGGGGTTGAAATATCAGGCATGGGTTTAGAGCCTCAGGCTGGTGACTTTGCCGACTTTCTTCGGCGGTGAATGTAGGGCGGCATAGCGCGTGCCATCCCAATCGTGATCTTCCTGCTGTGTGTCTACATCGTCAGGGTTCTTACTGTCGCGAACGAGAACCGGAACACGGCTAATCCAGCCCCGGCAGTAGTCAAACACGTAGAATGCTGGTTTCTCTGGCATACCTGATTCCAGCTTCTTGCCCTCAATGACGGCCTCCAGCATGTCAGCAAACAGTGCCGCGCCGTTCACGCGTGAACCCGGCTTCTTGTTGGATGGCACCCATTTAACGCCCTGGGATTCCATTTTCTGGGCAATAGATAATTCGTCATCACCGGTGTTGTAGATAGCCCCGTCAGCAGGTCCGGGAACAACCTTCTTGCAGATACCGGGCATGATGTTCAGCTGCCCCTGCGTCACCCCGTTGAGTTTTATCTCCTCAGGCTCAGCAAGCTCCTCTCCCACCAGACGCTTATCAATCCACGCCACGCCCTTAGCAACGTTGGTGGATGACATATTCAGCCCTTTGTTCAGCTCATCAGGCGGGCAGCCGTACCACTCGCCAATGAGGATCAACGACCCGGCAGGCGGGCAGAACTGGCGACCATCAGGCAGCTCGGCGGTGGTGCCGTCAGCCCGCGCCCACCAGAGGTTGGAGAACGGCTTCGATTCTCCCCAGTCGTGGGAGCGATCAACCGTCCAGCTTTCCGGAATGCGGAACGGCTTAATGACGTGATGCGAGGCATTCCACAGATGGTCAAAGCGACCACCGCTGGTGACATCCCATGAACCATCTACCCAGGCTTTGCGCCGGTTGGGGTCTTTGATAGCCATCAGCGTCGCGATGTACTGGGGATCGAGATACGGGTTCTCTTTGAACGAGCCGTGAATCGCAACGCGGGTAAGCGTCACGTCCTCTTCTCGTTCGGTCTGCGGGTTAAAGACCTTCTGCGTTTCGCGAATGATGGTGCCGCGTGGTGCTGGCTCAATGAAGCGCTTCTTCACCCAAGTATGGCCAATACCAAACGGGTTAGTGGTGCTGAACGTCTCCAGGGGGATCGGTTTAAGCAGGCTACCATCCGCCAGCGGATAGTTCTCTGGCCGGAACGACGAACGTCGGCAGGAGAACATCATTTCGTAAAACTCTGCAGATTGCTGCTTGGTAAGCTCGTTGAAGCCGATGAACGGGAATTCCTGACCGTGGTAGTCCCAGTAATCGCCCTCTTCTTTCCCGAATCGGAACAGCAGCTCTTCGCCGGTAGGCCACACCCATCGTAGCTCAGATGCTGACGCCAGATAGCGTGCACCGTCGTTAAACAGGCGGTACATACGCTTTGACTGGGTAATGATATCGGTGAGGTTCTTATACTCGGTATCGAAAATGACACCGCGCCAGAACGAACCATAGCCCAGACCAACCAGACGACGAAAGCGCGCCAGTTGCGCGGCAGTTTTACCCGGCCCGCGCGTGCCCTCGTAGAGAATTTCGTTACATGGACAGCTCAGGGAGAGTGATTGCGATCCCGGCAAGGGTTTCCAGACGGCTTTGTAATTCATCCACCAAGAACCTCGCTCTGCTGCTTCTGCGCTGCTGCTTCCCACTCATTCACGTTATCGCAGGATGGGACCGGCATAACGTTATGAGTGGCAACCACTATTTGCTCTACTTTTTGTTTGTTCGTGTAAGCATCGCCAACTTCCTTGGCCGCCTGCTCCATCAGGGCGGCAGTAAGGGCCATGTTTTTCATTCCCTCTGCTTTCGTAGCCATCCTGTCGAGTACACGCAGCCGATATGCCTTATTGGCGATCGGGATATCGGAAATTTCATTCTGGAAGCGTTCGCGAGTTGCGTTGAAAAGTTCGACCCACTTTTTTGCGAGCGTCTTACCGCTGGCCTTCGTAGGGTCGTGAGATTCGGCCTGTTGTCGGGTTATATTGATCCCGAATTCTTTTTGGACAGCCTCGACCACCTGCGATGGCGTGTCATAACACGCAAGCGACTGAATGATGAAGGCTTTCACATCAGGTTTTAATGCAGCCATAAATCACCATTCGTCTTATACAGTCCAGTATTTAAGCCAGTTTCAGCATGCACGTCCCGCATGCTCTGGCGATGTTAAGTTTTGCCACCTCTGCAGGTTGATTGGCTGCGTCCACCAGCTCTTGCACGTCAGTGCTCGCCCCGTATCGACGTACTACACCGACAAACTCTTCGACATCGTGGCCGCGCAATGTGAGAACTGGCTGCCCGGTCTCTTTGTTGAACTTAGGTGCGCCGAAATCATCGGTGGCCTGGGCAATGTGGTAAAGCTCATGCTCTACCAGGGCGCAGAATTCAAGGTCGCTGCATTGTGAGCAGTAGTCGGCTGCCAGCGTGATGATGAACTTCGGGCTGCGCCCGAACCATTCATACATCTGCTGTTCCATTCTGGCTTTCTGCCAACCACCTGCGCGGAGCATTACCTGTTCGGCCTGTCCGAGAACGTAGCGCCCTTTCTTCGCGAATGAGTCAGAAGCCCACATAAAACACAAATCAGCTTCCATTAAATGGGCGTGGTCTGGGTTATGGATGCTTCCGCTATCGCTGAGGATTTGATGGCTTATCCAGTCATGCACTTCATTGGCGGGAATCAATCTGGTGTAGGGCTGCCAGTTATCATGGCCAATGAAATTAACTGGTGGAAGTGGCCTGCGCTCGTCTTCGTTCACCATGAGTTAATCCTATTTTATATACGGCAAAAATGCCGAAAACATTCTGTCGAGCAGATAGCAGTAGGTTTCGTTTGCGTCTTCCGGCTTGGTCGTTACGCCCACATCAGAGCAGACGTAAAAACATACGTGAGCGCATTCGTGAACGAGAGTTGATATCTGCTGATCGAATACTCCAATCAGGTAAACTCGCTCTCCCGTATCGGTGTTTTCATAGTTGTTTGCCAGTCCACAGTTGAATGGCCTTTCCTCTCCGCTACCACCAAGGAATTTATCAGCGTGCTGAAACTGTTCTCTGGTTGTTGCGAGGTAGACATGCGCACTTTGAAACAGCGGAATGGTGAATGCCGGGAGTTTGTGCCATTTGGCTTTTGCCATCTGTTGCTCCGTCATTATCCGTTGCAGGGGTTATTTTTGATTTATCCGCTCAGGGGGATATCCATTATCAAGCCCACCAGCAGGTGAGCTTTGGAATGGCTACTGGCGGTCATTATGCTCGTAACGAGATACCGTCTTCCCGTTCTGGTTCATCACGTAGGCGACCTCGCCAGGTTTCAGGAATACATTTTTGTCCATTCCCGATACCGCGATGCTCTGCTGCCCCGGATTGAACCCTACACTCAACCCGCAATGAATCTCTTCACCGCCACCTGGCGACATTACTTTTACTGTTAACATGCTTCTTCTCCTGCTTCTTCTGGGAATAAAAAAGCCCGACCGAAGTCAGGCTCTGTTATTTGGGTGACGAATCACTTAAGACACTGCTCTTTGATGTAGTCCTGCATGCCGCGAATCATTTTGTCAGCGGTTGCGATTCCGTCCCGGTGATCGAAATAATTCCGTCGAGCGTCTGGAGTAAGTTCGGGGGCTCCTGCATCATCCACGCCGGTGGAGGAGGTGGCTTTTGGCACTCCAGGGCAGGTTGCGGCGATGCGCAGCCGTTTAGCGCCAGAATCGACATCACGACGCAAATCGTTAATGGTCTTTTTCGCATCGGACAATTCCTTCGTGTATTTGGCATCCAGTGCAGCGACATCACGCTGGCGGGTCTGCATATCTTTGATGGTGGCATTAGCCAGGCGGAGGTTCTTTGTGGCTTTATCGCGCTGGTCTTTGTAGGTGATGGCGTTGTCGCGGTAGTGGTTCACGAAGAACGCCAGCACGCCGATTACCGCCACCACAATCAGTTGCAGCCAGTAACGCTTAACCAGTGCGCTAATCACGACAGGAACAGAGCGCGCTCCGCCTCACGCCGACGGCTCAGGCCATTCAGGACCTTACCACCCGCTTTATTCCAGCGCAGGAACTCATCGGCAGCGCCAGCGTAATCTCCGGCGTTGAGTTTTCGCAGGAGAGTAGATGTCGACAGTGACCGGGCGCCGAGGTTGTACGTGAACGACACCAGGGCGTCGAATTGCCCCTGAGTCAGGCCAACCTTGACCAGGCGGGACACGTCGCTTTCGTAGCTGACCAGTCCGGTCTTCAGCAGACGTTCTGCCGTTTCCTGCTTAATCGTCATCCCGGCGCGGATCGGTTTACCGTCGACAGGCTGAGTCCAGCCATAGCCAATCGTCCATACTCCTACGCTGTCCTGGTAGGCGGTGAGTTTGCAGCCTTCGAACTCTTTGATCAGGGCAATGCCTTTATCACTGGTTTGCATTCTTCATCCCCGTGAGTCGTTCCCAGAAGTACGTCAGTGCTACGGACCCCATCGCCCCGCTGATACCAGAAGTAACCAGGATCATGTAAAGGCTAAGCCCGCTTTCAACGCTGATCAGGCCACCAATGAGACCGGTAAAGCCGGACACTGCAATTTGCGCCAGCGCGTTGATCCAGCTCCAGGTGGCTTTGTTCTGCTTAACGTCAATAAGGTATCGGACAAGCCCGCCCCAGCATGACAGAGCAAGGACAATCAGCCATGACACTCCGGCAATGCTTTCTTTATCTTGCATACGTTTAGCCATATCACCTCCGAAGAAACGGGGTGCTGTGTTTGTAGTGTGGGAGGCCGTCAGACACTGATAGCTACGTGGCATCTTTGATTGATTGTCTGCGGCCTGAATAAAAAATCCCACGGCGTGTGGGCAATATGAGGGTCTAGCAATGTCAGCTCTTTGGCTGGATACCCTGGCTGGGATTTGGCAATAAAAAAGCCCGAGGCGTTAACCTCAGGCTTGAATTCTTTACCGTAACAATTCACGGATTTTTAGTGTTAGGGCGATGATATTCTAACTTTCGTCATTATGCAATCTGCAATCGTTATCGGAATCAAACTTTGCTAGTAACTTTCGATAAAATCGCATTTGCCGCTGATTCCGCCTTTTCAATCTCTGCAATTAAAGTCTCATAGAATGGCTTAACGGCCTTGTCCCATACACCTGGTGAAATAGCGTCAGTAAACTGGCGGATGGATCGATAGCAGGACGCTGCCGGAAGGCGCTCATATCCCCTGCCTGAGCATTGACGGCAAGCGCTCATAACTGGAACACCCTGCTCCTCTGACTTCTTGCGATCCAATGCCATACCTCTTCCTCTGCACTTCACGCAGGATGTTGAAATGACGCCTCGGCCACTACATTTCTTGCACGTCTCTTCTACCTGTTCATTCGCTGTTTTTGCAGGCGTTTTTTCTCCACATCCGGGATGCTTAACTACCAGTGTTTCCTTCCTGATTACGCCGCGACCTTTACAGCATGAGCAGGTAACCTGGCTGGCTGCTGACCGGCAATAATCCTGATATGCAAAAGTTGCGAGAGTTTGCAGAACCTTGCCCTTAACATTAGTCTCAAGCTTGCGAATGGCTGCCACCTTATCGCAGTGCTTTATCCCGTATTGCATTAGCAACTGAACGGATTTCTTTTTATCAGCATCACTCAGATTCATCTTTCCGCTAAAAGCACTGAATCCAAGCGGGGCGCGACTTTGCACCATGCCGAATGCCGCCATAACATCAGTACCAGTTAAAGAATCTGATGCGGTCGCCCTTGGTGAATCTGATAGTTGCGGTGATTTAGGAGAGTGAAATTTAACTGTGCTTTCAAGATTCATGCTGCTTCTCCTAATGGCTGTTTGGTTTTGGTCTGGTTCTGGCTGTGCTTTGCTACTGGCGGCATGCTGGCGCGCTTAACGCTTTCGGCCTGATATCGGGTTATCTCGTCTCTGGTCACGGTGCGCACTCCCCAATAATGATCTGCCCCTTCTCTCACCAAAGCTTTGTCACCCGGCCATCCCAGACGCGGCTGTCGTCGTCGAAAATGGCATCGAGTAGCGCCTTTTCCAGGTTGTCTTTATCCGGTTTCTGCTGATGCGCCTGGCCGTTGAGTTGCGCGCGCTTCTTCTGGCTCCAGCTTTTTGGCATGGGAATGATGAAGGTGACGTGATAACCGGACTCAGGCAGACAGATCCCGAGCTGGCGTACTTCGGCTTTAAAAGCCCAATATGCCGCTGTTGCCGGACGTTTTACCCACCGGTCCCGTTGAGTCATGCGGGGTTTGCTGACTGGCGTGATATCGAAAATATTCATATTTTCACGAGCCCCTCTTTAAGCCAGATGACCTGCGTGCGAGCCATGCCTTCCAGCGCGCACTCCTTTGCGTATTCCGCATCAACCAGATGGGTTCGGCGGTCGATTTCGTCGTGACAACTGCTGCAGGCGATGGTGGCGATCAGGTCAGGTGGCTTAATACCGGTACCGCACAGACCAGCCAGGCGGATATGCGCCAGAACGGATGTTTCGGGGTTGCCATTGCATACGCCGGGGATCCGAACCTGACATTCACGACCGCGGGCCGCTTTTCGTAAGTCAGTCATTACGCCTCCTGCTTATCGCGCAGCTGCTGATATTCGCAACCGTTCGGGATAGTCAGCGCCAGGCCAAACTGAGCGCACCACGCCTCGACTTTGCACAGGAAGATGTGCATCTCTCCGGTATCGAGTTGAGACGTGTGGCGAGGTTCCCAGGTGGTTTCTTTGGCACCGGTGATGAAATCGGTGTAGGTGACTTCCTCGCAGCCGAGGTATGTCTTTTTGAGGTTGCGCTTGACCCACTCAGGGGTAGCGTCAGTGCGACCGGATTTAATCAGGTATTCGCTGATTTCCGTGTACCACATGTGGCTAAGTGCATTTTGACTAAGGCTACGCTTCTCTCTCCATGGCTTTAACTGGAGGCGATAGCATTTACCGTCGTTGAGATATGGTTGCAGGTGCTGACCGATGGCGGCGAAGTTGCCAGCATGCAGCTTGATACCCTGCTCTGGGATATTCATACGCTACCTCCGAGAGGTAACGCAGAATGCAGAAAACCCTCAGCATTAGATAACGCTGACGGAATAAGGTAGGTCGTACTCTTTGTGTTTCGCATCTAATTTCCCAATCAGATGCAGAGGTCACAGTCGGGTGCTCAATCCGACTGCGACATAATTATAACACTAATTTTGAGAGTGGGTAATGTTGCTTGACGTTGTGTTATCTATTACTTACCGACGATGTAATCGTATTGAATGGGCAAGCAACGCCGATTGGATGGCGACCGTTACAGATAAAGCAACGGATAGTGTTTATGGGCTCATAGGTGTTTTCCACCTGCTCATGCTCTTCCTGTTCGCTTAGTGCGTCACGGAAGGCCACCGCAACCACCTTGCCACCGAACGCTTCCATGTGAGCATGTATAGGAGGCTCTTTTCCATCCTCAAACTCAATTACGAAAGTTAGCTTGCCCATCACTTCACCTCCTGCTGAGGTGCTGCTGTAATCATCAAATCATATATCTCAGCAACTCCACCAGTTTCGTTATCACGCATGGCTGAGTTAATCATCTCCGCCGTCGGCTCCTTTGGCACCAGTACGTAACCATCTGGAGCTACCGGAGAGTTGCTAGCCTCATACGCAACACGCAGCCAGTGGTAAAACGCCTCAGTTGTTACACAGCCACAATCGACGTCTATCGGCTCATTTTGCTGTGATAGCCATTGGTCGAATGGCAGCTTGTAAGGCTTGATTACAGGTTCGACCTTTTCGTTGGCATCACCAGAATGGTCTACCATGTCAAGGTTTTGCTCGGTATGGTTTCCAGCCTGAAGCATGGCGGCGCGGCATTGATTCCATCCGTTGGCATAATTTACGGAGTAGTGGACGCCATCTTTCACATACTTAAAGCCCATCCCATCTCTCAGTTTCGGTATTTCATCTGGCACTGATAACACCACTGGCTGCGGTAACTGTGGTGCTGCGTAGAGTGGCATCGGCTCGCTATATTCTGCCAGTTTAGGGTCAGCCGCATGCAGTAGATAGCCCTTGTATGTCATGTACGCCACCGGCTCAGCATTCAGGACTTCATCAATCACCTTCACAGCATCAGCCATTGCGTAGCCGAGATTACCGTCGTCACTTTTTGCTGCTGCTTTGCTGAGTATTTCGCGTATCTGGTGCAGGCGATCGAGTGATACAGGACCGTGCGCCAGGTGGTTGTTAGTTGTCATGCTGATGCTCCTTCTTGATATTTTTCAAACCAGAACGCAACCGGCTTTTCGACAACTTCAACCAGGCCAAATCGTTCAGCAGTGCGGAAGTTGACGCTATATGAGCGAGCACGTTCTGCCTGCCGCGTAATTTCTTCCCGGAATAAGTCCACGCTGAATGTGGCTTTAAACAGGTTGCAAGGTGCGCAAGCCGGGAAAAGATTTTCGATAGCATCATTCTCAGGTCGCCAGAATTCCCCGGTTGCAACAGCACGCCGGGTTCCATTGGACTGACGTTCGCCAAATTCCCACTTCCGCAATGCAGCCTCAACATGGTCAGCATGCCAGCCTTTCTCTGGTAGTTCGCACCCACAATAAGCACATCGACCGCCAAACTTCATGCGTAGCTCTGCACGTTGTTTTTTTCGTCAGTGCCATCTCACACCCCCTTCACGCCAATGCCAGCGGCGCGGATTGCGTCGGCACATTCTTCCAGTGCAAAGTTATATTTATCAGCAGCCAGACCGTAACCTTTCGGGTACGGCGTTGGTAGCATCACCTCCCGTGTCTCCAGCTCTGCGATCCGATTCTCTTCGGCTTCCAGCTCATCCAGCAGCGCCAGCACAGCTTCCGGGCTTGCTTCATCCTGCCAGGCATCAGAGGTGTCACTTACAGAGCGGAGCATGATTTCTTCCTGCGCCGCTTCACGCAGCGCCTGTTTGTTGATTGTCATTGGGCTGTCTCCCAGCAGATTTGAACCGCATAACTGCTTTTCACTCGCTTCACTGCACCGAGAGCCTCAAGCTTTTTCAGGCGACGCAGCACATACGCTGTCTTGGTTCCCTTGTATTTATCGCGTAACCAGTGGGCGACCACATAGGTCATGCAATTGCCATGGTCACGAAGCACCTGGATGATTTCTTCATCGGTTGGTTTACTCATAGCGCGGCTCCTTTGCGAAGTTGGGCGGCGAACAAGCGAACGCCGGAAGCTTCACTGCGTAGAAACTTAACGGCATCATCAAAACCATCTCGTTCTGCGTCGTCTGCTCCGCTGTCGAGATTATCTGCGTACATCTCCACACCTTGCGCACGCACTTCAGCCAGGAAAGCGTCGGTGGCTGGACATTCCTTCCTGATAGCCACTTCGGCCTCTTTTCTGGTAAGAAATCCACTATTCCCGCCATTGCTGACCATATTGCTTTCGAACCATTCATGCAGTTCACCAACGGAAATATCATCAGGTATTTCAGCCCATGCTTCGTCGGTGGTACCTTCCAGCCATTCGCGAGCCGCAGCCTGATATCCATGAGTCAGGCATACCAAAGCCGCCTGCGCGCCAAGCATCGTTTTGTGGAACATCCATGAAGTATTTAGTTCACGTGATGCCCCGTTGAGCAGATACGCATTCTCCGCAGCCAGCTCCCTGTTCTTGCTCTCGGCGTTAGCGAGCTGTACTGCCATGTCTGTTAGCTTTTGTTGTGATGCTGACTCAGATGCTTGCCATGCCCCGTGAGCCATACGAACGCCAAGACGGTAATATTCTTCATCGCTGTCAGGGTCGCGCTCAAACAGGGTTTCATGGTCATCTTCGGTGTGACCCCAATTTTCCAGATACCACGCTTCAAATTTTTCTCTGCTAGTCATAATCCTACCCTCATAAAAAAGGCCCGCGGTGCGAGCCTGTTAATCGATGTTTTTGCGTATTGCATAAAAAAGGCCGACTATCACGGCCACGCTTGCAGATAGCTCTGCTATGTAGGCTTCAGTCATGCGCGATTTCCTCTGCCGGTAAACCAATCGATCGCCTTTACAATGAGTGGGTTTTCCCACCATTCATCAATCCAACGACGCTCATTTTTGTCTCGATAAAACTCTGGCCCGCAGCAGTCATGCCATGACATGAAAACGCAGGTTCCGTCTTCAAGTCGCAAACGGTAAGTTGGATACGTGCAGATAATTCCGTTAGGTATTCGAATGCAGGTCATGCTCGTCTCCCGTAAACCATCATCAGCCGCTTTCTCGCATCGCTCTGCATGAACCCAGCAACCACTCCATTCTTCGCCGGGTCGTATGGTGCGAACATCTTCGGGTCATCACTGTTACGCGGTTTCTTCATGCCCTTCGCTTCCTGGCTACTCAGATTTGCATCGACAGCGCGTCGTCTGATTTCTTCGTAGCCACCACTCTTCAGCCAGTGCTGATAGGCATCTTCGCCGGGGAATACACCGATGCCCGGCACGCTACGCAGCTTGCCCATGAAGCGGAGTTGTTTGGCCTCTTCGTAATACCGGTTACGGCAGATTCCAAGCTCCTTGTAAATCAGATCAACCTTGGCAGGCTGGTTAGCTGATACGTAATCGAGAATGCGTTGCTTTAAGCTGTCCATCGTCTTCACCTGATAAGGCCGGAGGCCTTCCCTTTTAGATATTCATCCCATAACCATTGAGCCGGAGTGAGCGCACCTAAAGTTGCGGCGTTCGGCATGCAGCCGAATGTTTTTCCTTCAGGGTGGTAACCGATGCTTCTGCTCTCATGGGTTACTGGAATGACGTCGGAGTTGCATTCAATAGCCATAACTGGTGATGGAATCTGCTCGCCGCCAGCTACTTTTAACGCCCACTCTTCTAGCTTTTTAGCTGCAAACTTTTCAGTTTCAACCTCACTAAGTTGCCGTTGGTACATGGCCCTGCGCGTATCGGTGATAATCCAGTACATGACGGGATGAGACCATTGGAACCTTTCAGCGCCGCCAGTGTGAACGCCTTTTTCTCTGCTGTAGCGATGAAACTCATTCATCACATCAGACAGGTTAATTCCAAGAACTGTACTGCTATCCTTGCACCACTTGATGAATTGCCCAGGGGAAGGCCAGAAAGGTGACTCGCTGGCTCTGGCGTGCCTCACCCCTGCGGAAAGCTGTTCTCTGCTGCGTATTCCGTTTTCAGAGAATGCGGCGATCCACTGTCGCTTTGCCGTCTTCTCGTCAGAATCTGACTTCAGGTTGGTCTGAGATGCTGCCGGGAAGATTTGCTTTAGCTGGCGAAACAGTGAGTCGACCAGGTTCTCGGCTTCGATGTTGATTACGTTTTTCGGATCGTGGCTTCCGGACATCCGGGCCATTGCTTCACCATCACGGTTCTGAATTGCTGCCATCAGTTGCATTGTCACAGGAAGTCCTCCCAGCCTTCACGGCTATTCCAGTGCGGGGTTTCTGGCTCACTGCGGTTGCGCTTTGATGCCAGGGGGTTAACGCGGGCGTTGCGGATCCAGACGCGGAATGCTGAATTCCAGTCAATCAGGGTTGTGCCTCGCGCTCTGTGGTAGTCACGGAAGTTGAGCAGTTCGGTTTCGATGCTGACTCCCTTCTCGGCAGCCATAGCGACATGCTCAGCAGAAGGTTTGAATTGAGCGGGGAAAGGAATTCCACTACCGGTCGGTAGCCCCATTCTTGCCTTCGCTGCTTCGCTCACAAAACCATCGCGCCCAGAGAGAGTTGGTTCTATGTTGGGTTCAATGACTGATTCTGTATCCCAATTTTGGGATCGTTTAATGTCCAAATTCGGGCTTGTTTCGTGTCCAATTTTGGGATCATTACCGTTTTCGGTACTGTTCCGTTTTTGGGCTTCTTTAACCTCGATATTGAGACGCAAAACGCGAACCTGTTTTGTCTTTCCTTTGCGCTCTCCGGTGTCGGTAATCAGTCCATCGTCAATCATCTGCCCGATCCACTTCCCGATGGTCTTCCTGTCCATGCCGGTATCTTTAACGAGGCGCTGTATGCTGGGGTAGCAGCAGTGCGATTCGTCAGCACGGTCTGCCAGAGAGAGCATCAGAAGTTTTTGTGATGCTTTTAGTTCAAGGCCCCACGCCCAGTCCGTTGCTGCTCTGCTCATGCCGCCTTGTCTCCGATTTGATGTGCCGCCCACAGTCCGGCGATCCACTGGATGCCCTTGGGCGTGAATTTGTTTTGGGTGAAGGCGTGACCGTTATTCTGGTTCTCGCCTGTTTTCACAGTGAAACGCCCAGCATCAATATGCTGCGCATACGGCGTTAGCTTGCCTGCAAGCAGGTACATGATTTCACTTTCGAGCAGGAACTGACGGAAGGCGTTTTCTTTGATGTGGAGTAATTTGCAGGTCTCTCGGAAGCCGAGAGATCCAGATGCATTGACGTAGCTATCCACGAATTGTGCTTTCGGGGCGGCAATGGCTAACTGACTCTCTAACTGAATTTTCTCTTCAGCTAAATCAGCTGCAAGTCTCAACGCCTCAGGCAGCGTTTGAGGCAATAATGGAGGCTCCTTTTCCTTTAGTTTTGCGAGGACAGTTCGGCGAACCGCCTTCGACTCCCTCATGCCAATCAATACTGCCTGGTCGTTGGATACCACAAGATTTTCTGATTTTGTGCCGTTTGAATTTTGAACTACGAAAGTTTCGTAGTGCTCCCCCTCAAGCTCATCCTTGACCCGAGGGATAAAATCATTGTTACGAACTGGCTTTTCTCCATGCTCTAATCGGGCCTGATTGATAATGGAAAGAAGCTCATCAGTGCCAATTTTGGCGTTGTTGCCTGAGATCATAATTCCTGGCATAATTCACCTCTGAGTTATTAGAAGTTCATATTTATCTGGTCAGATCGCTCGGTTGCCGCCGGGCGATTTTTCTTTGTGAGCACCGCAGCTACTTCTCTTGCCAACCGCGCCATATCGTCATCAACGACACCCCATTCCAGAACTGCCAGCAGCATTGCCATCTTCGGCAGCCACGTTTCTTTCCAGCGGGTTATCTGTGCCTTATCGACGCCGATCTCTTTAGCTACGTTGTTGCCACCTTTCATAGCGATACGGTTAAGCAACCAGGACTCAATGCGACGGGCATTGACCTTGTTGCGGTTAATTGAGTTTTCCATTTGTTATATTCCTTTGGTGTCAAATAGTTAAAAGGCCATGCGCAGACACGCAGAGCCATGTTTGTTGTTTTTTTGAAGTTAGCTTTTCAGCTACGTAGGCCGGACGGCCATTGTGAAAAGAACGGTGTTACTTAGGCTGCGTTATTGTCGCGGCGAATGCTGGGAAACGGTTTTAATTCTTCAGCAGAAACAGAACCATCTGCATGCACGATTACCGTGATATCTCGCTTGGCTGTTAACGCTTTGAAAATAGCGCTCTGATAAACCCCAAGGTCTTGAGCAGCTTTGGTTTGACCGAATCGTTGTGCGTATTCATTAAGTTTTATGCGCTGTTCCATACGACCTCCTTAGTGCATGGATTAATTATCACCGCTGGAGGTAGTTATGTCAACACATGCGGTGTTAGTAAATTATCCCCTACGGTGTTAAATTTCTACTATGAGCATAAAAAAGAAACCATTAACAACAGAACAGCTTGAAGACGCTAGACGTCTGAAGGCGATTTATGAGAGCAAAAAGTCTACGTTGAAGCTCTCACAGGAATCCATAGCCGACGCTTTAAGTGTCGGACAGTCGGCTATTGCCGCACTCCTTAATGGTGTAAATGCGCTTAATGCTAGTAATGCGGCTGCATTAGCGAGAGTTTTACAAGTTAATGTTGGTGAATTCAGTCCTTCTATCGCCAGAGAGATAGAAGAAATGTACAAGTCTGTATCCACTGATTTAGTGGTCAGCAACGACTATGACTACCCGGTGTTCTCGCATGTGCAAGCAGGTATGTTCTCACCTGAGTTTCGTACATTCACCGAACGTGATGCCGAGCGATGGGTAAGCACAACAAAGAAAGCCAGCGATAATGCCTTCTGGCTGGAAGTTGATGGTCATTCGATGACGGCTCCAGCTGGTTCTAAGCCTAGCTTCCCGGAAGGCATGTTGATTCTTGTCGACCCAGAAGAGCCAGTTGACCCGGGAGATTTTTGTATTGCACGACTGAATGGGGACGAGTTCACATTCAAGAAGCTGATCAAAGACAGTGGGCAGGTATTCCTGCAACCCCTTAACCCACAGTTCCCTATGATGCATTGCAATGAACATTGCCGGGTTGTTGGTAAGGTTGTTGCGTCACAGTGGCCTGAAGAGACGTTTGGGTGATAAGAGAATATCTGATAGTAGGCGTGGTTACTTTGCTCTCGGTTGTTGCGATCGTTCTTATGGTGGCCTGATGAGACGTTTGGGTGAAGCGCAAGGTGTTCTAGACAGAATATAGCTGGTAAACTTTAACTATAGTTTTAAACTGCTTGCCAAATAAACAGAGGCTGGCTTAACCCTATAAAATACCTATTGGTATGATTTGTAACGGACCGTGCATAAATGAACGATATTGAAAAGAAAAAATATGATCAAGTTATTGAATCTGTGAACTTTGCTCTTAGATCATTGTCTCAATTGTTTGAAGGTCATGGAATGCATGGTATGTATGATCTTACCAACCCAAGCCTAGATCAGCTCAAAGAAGTATTCACTAAGATGAAAAGCGGTGTAGACTCAATCGCTCGCAGTTTTGAGCATATGATTGATACTGCAAAGGACATGGATGCAGCTTCCGCAAGCATTAACGTAATGAACATCAAACAAGGACTTGTTTACGCTGAATCACTCTTGATCGCAGTTGAAAAATTAGACTATGATAAGTGCAAAGAAGCTAACAACAACATCAAAGATCATGACGTACCGCCGACACAGTGGCACAAATAATCTGATTCAGCGCAACAGAATCTAACGCCAGCCGCTATATGCGGCTGTTTTTCCACAGTCGAGGAGTATATTATGTCCAACCTTAGCAATCTTCATAAAGATGCGATGAAATTGAAATCATTGATAAATGATATTTTAGCCAAGGCAGCAACCAAAGATAGAAAAGCAGCATAAGCAGAATAGCCCGGCCACCGCGCCGGGTTTTTTGTGTCTGCCGCCCCACCCCCAAGAGAACCACCCGCCCGCCAGTGTAACTCATTGATAATTTCGAAAAGATCTGCAAATAAAACCCATTTTCCCGCCAGATTGGCAGCACCCCGATCCCTGCATTATTAATAGTCGCGCCAGCGTTAAGGCGCTTACCACTGGTATGCAGGTCTACCAGCAGTGACATCGTTAACCAAGTCTAATGCCCTTCCCTCACGAATTCCGCAGCATCCCGCAGCAATCCCTTGTGAATCACATTACCCACCGACTTCCGCTTGGCTTCAAGGCTATCCACAATCGCATCCCGATCAATCACTACCCCGCCGATAATCAGCTCAACAACCGCGCCACCGATCTCGCCAGCGATGAAAGCAGCACGATCTTCCAGTAGCTCATCCCGTTCCATATCCATTCCTAAGCCCATAGCAATGCCCTCATTGATGTTTTTCTGAGCATATCACTACGAGTGAAAAAATAAATACACACAAATATCAGCAACTTAATCATTTGCGGTAATATTTTATCTCTTGCGGTGTTGACTTAATTACCACTTGCGGTGATTATTGTATCCATCAGCAGGACGCACTACTCACCAGGACGGTGATGTTCTTTACACAACGTCGAACATTCGACTACGAGGCTGAAAAGCCTGACAACCAAGCAATGTGCTTTGGGGTGAAGTGAATTGCAGCTGCAAGACAGCAATCACGGAGATAAGCATCGTGACACATCACCACCAAAGCTCATTCAGGAGATCACCATGACACGTAGAACATCATTCAACGGTTCAGCATCAGGACGTCGCAGAGAGCGTCGTGCGGCGTTACAGAACGAAGTAACGGCAAGCTCTGAGGCATTGCACCGACCTACCGAATCACGCGTTAAGTTGCAGTGCAAACGCAAGCCAGCGATGCGCTCAGAGGTGGTAACCATCACTACGATGGTGAATCAGTATTCAGGATCAACTTGCTTGCCAGATGTGGCGCTATACGCCGCTGGCTATCGCAGTAGCAAATCGGTTACGGCGCGTTAATTAACTTATGAGGTGAGGCAATGGATATTAAAAAATTACTCCAAGAAATTGAAAACTTGAAATCAAACATAAGAGACATAGACAACTTATTGGGAGCGCATGGGCTGCATGGATTTAACTTGATTGTTGTTGCAGCTAACAGTACCCAATGGAGAGGCGCCGCCGATCAGGAGTTTCTAATTGAAGCACTCAAATCGAAAAGAAACGAGATGCTCGAGAGGCTTGTGAAGTTGATTGATGCGGTTGGAGTTGTTGAAAAGGTAATTGATGGACTGGTCGCTTAGGCGGCCTTTTTATTAGCTCACGATACAAACAGAGGGTAAGGCGATGGAAGACGACGTTCAACGCATCGATTCAATGATAAATGTTCTGAAAAATATGAAGCAGGACATGAAGCGACAGCAGAAGTTGATCTCCATAAACAGCTTGGAGCTTACTCCCAAGCAAGCTCAAAAGCGTAATGCTGACGCTGAGTGGATTGCCATGGAGCAGATTAAGCGCCGCCATGAACTACATGCGCTTTCAGTTGAGCTTGGTTTCGCTGAGCGCCGTGCCAGTTACGACCCATTTGAATTAACCGACGGCTGGCACCGATTCAATCATAAACCTCGAGAACCGAAATAGACCCGCTCCGGCGGGTTTTTTATTGCTGATACCAAAGCATCTTCACGAGGGTGCTCCGTTATCAGGGCGGCTATCCACCGCTTAAATGTCTGCATATGCAGAGGTCTTTAGTTCAGCGGCGCGGCTTAAGCGCGGAGATGATTATGAGCAATCAAGAATACGAGCAGGCGTTTCCAACTCGCGATGATAACTACGACTCCAAATACTCTTGCCCGGGCATGACACTGCGCGACTACATGGCAGCTAAGGCCCTTCAAGGGCTATGCGCGAATCCCGGCGGACCATTCCAGGCCAATGATATGAGCGGGTGGGCTATTGTGAACTGCGAATTAGATGATATTGCGACCGAATCATACAAGCTGGCCGACGCAATGCTCAAAGCTCGGGAGGCATCATGACAGTCACCCACAACGGCAAGCAGTACGCCGCCAAAAAACTCAACGCCAACGAGTGGCAACTCTCATCAGTCGATAAACCTCGCGAGAAAATCACAATGAACCGCTGGCAGATGCACATTGCCGGGTTATTGCAGCGGGTGGAGGGTAAATCATGATTTCACACTACGGAACAACACCAATGATTCGCCAGTGCGTAACGCCCGGAATGATGGCAATGCATGAAGGCCGCACTTATCGCGTTTCAGCAGTAATTCAGGAGCGCAAATGGGTGTACCTGCACACGGATGCAGAGATTATCCGGCTCACTGACTGCGTAATTGACGTCCTCCTGGACGGTCACGGAAACCCTATCCAGCACTAATTTCAAACCCATTCCCCCCCCTGCTCGTCCGGCTATCGCAGACGGGAAGCGCACAACCAAATTTCAGGAGAGACCATGAATGAAGTAACGGATTTAGTCGTTATCGAAAAATCTAGTGCAATGGCTGTATTCACCAATAACGAGCAGCTCGATCCCATCATTGAAAAAATTGAGAAAGAAGCTCGCAGCCTGGTACCGGATGTATCCACCAAGAAAGGTCGTGATGCTATTGCGTCAATGGCTTACAAAGTTGCGCGTTCCAAGACGTATATCGACAACGCCGGTAAAGACCTTGTAGCGGAGCTAAAAGCACTGCCAAAGCAGATTGATGAGAGTCGCCGCATTGCTCGTGAACGTCTGGACGCGCTGAAAGATGAAGTGCGCCGACCGCTAACCGAGTGGGAAGCCGAGCAGGAACGAATTAAGGAAGAGGAAGCCGCCAGGATTAAAGCAGAGGAAGACCGTAAGCGGTTTGAGTCCGACCACGAAATTGCCCTGCTCATGAACGAAAAACATGACCGTGAAGCCAAAGAGAAAGCTGAAGAAGCCGAACGCCTGCGACTGGCTCATGAAGAAGAGTTAAAGCGTCAGGCAGCTGAACAAGCGAAGCGTGAAGCCGAAGAGAAAGCAGCAGCTGATCTGGCTGCGGCGAAAAAGCGTGAAGAGGATGCGATTGCTGCAAAAGCTCAGGCTGAGTTACTGGCTAAGCAAGCGAAGGAACGCGCAGAGCAGGAAGCTAAAGACGCCGCAGCGAAAGCTGAAGCAGACAAGAAAGCAGCCATTGAAGCGGAACAGCGAAAAGCTCAGGAAGAAGCAGATCGCATTAAGCGTGAAGCCGAAGAGAAAGCAGCAGCTGATCTGGCTGCGGCGAAAAAGCGTGAAGAGGATGCGATTGCTGCAAAAGCTCAGGCTGAGTTACTGGCTAAGCAAGCGAAGGAACGCGCAGAGCAGGAAGCTAAAGACGCCGCAGCGAAAGCTGAAGCAGACAAGAAAGCAGCCATTGAAGCGGAACAGCGAAAAGCTCAGGAAGAAGCAGATCGCATTAAGCGTGAAGCTGAAGCGAAAGAAGCTGTGCGACTGGCAGAAGAGAAGCGTATCGCTGACGAAAAGGCAAAGCGTGAAGCTGACGTTAAGCGCCGCAAGGCCGTTGGAACTGACATCGTTAATGCACTCACCGCTAATACCAGCATCTCACGTGACCAGGCTATCGAAGTCCTGAAAGCACTGATGGATGGTCTGGTACCGAGAACACAAATTAACTACTGAGGTGAAAGATGATCCCAGTTGATTTAGCAACAACACCGAAACTTAGTCGCATAAAACGCAGATATCACGTTCATGAAGCCTTGTACTGGAGAGAGTCAGGTGACAGGTCAAAGAAAAACTTCTGCCTGTCTATGGCTAAACGTGAACGCATGAATAAATGCGAGTTCCTGGCTAACCCTTCCGAACTTCCATTCTGAGGTAATTATGAGCGCCACATTTTATGAGCGGTTGGCATCCATTCAGGAGCACCTGAATGCGCCAAAGAATCAGTACAACTCGTTCGGCAAATACAAATACCGCAGCTGCGAGGACATTCTCGAAGGAGTTAAGCCGCTACTGAAAGGGCTTTTCCTGTCGATTAGCGATGAAATCGTGCTGATTGGCGATCGGTATTACGTCAAGGCTACGGCGACCATCACGGACGGTGAAAATAAGCACACAGCAACCGCTATGGCGCGAGAAGAAGAAAGCAAGAAAGGTATGGATGCCGCTCAGGTTACTGGCGCTACAAGCTCTTACGCTCGCAAATATTGCCTTAACGGATTGTTCGGAATTGATGACTCCAAAGATGCTGATACTGACGAACACAAGCATCAGCAAAATTCAGCGCCGGCCAAGCAATCAAAACTATCCCCCACTCCTGAGCAGATCCTGAAGGCATTCACTGATGCCGCAGCACAAAAGACTTCAGTAGATGAGCTTAAGCAGGCATTCGCTAAAGCATGGAAAATGCTCGAAGGAACTGGTGAGCAACAGAAAGCCCAGGACGTTTACAACATTCGAAAAGATGAACTTGAAGGAGAACCTGCATAAATGGCAAGCAGAGGCGTAAATAAAGTGATCCTCGTCGGCAACCTTGGGCAAGACCCTGAAGTTCGCTATCTACCAAATAGTGGCGCGGTAGCTAATATCACATTGGCAACTTCGGAATCATGGCGGGATAAAGCAACTGGCGAGATGAAAGAGCAGGCCGAATGGCACCGGGTGGTGCTGTTTGGCAAACTGGCGGAAGTCGCCAGCGAATATCTTCGAAAAGGTTCTCAGGTGTATATCGAAGGCCAGCTCCGCACACGGAAATGGACAGACCAATCTGGTGTCGAGAAGTACACGACTGAAGTTGTTGTGAACGTCGGCGGCACCATGCAAATGCTTGGCGGGAAGCAAGCAGAAGGTAAACCGGCAGGTAATAGCCAGCAACCACCACGGACGCAGCAGCAACCGGTACAGCAGCACAACGAACCGCCTATGGATTTCCTGGGTGACATTCCGTTTTAACCGGTAACCCATTACCTCTTCACGCTATCCACGAAAATTAATCAGGAGCATCAAATGTCGGCACCTCTCACCGGGGCGGGATATCTGCGCCCACCAAAGCGATCCGGCACCAAATCTGAGGTGCTGGCTCGTTGCTTCGCAGCTATCGCTAATAACGATTACCAGAAGCCGACCATGGAAGAAAGGCTTCAGGAAAGACACGAAAAGGAAGTCTGGTACGCCAACTTAGAGGCGTCATTCAGACCGGGATGGATGGTAGTTGGACCTGTAGAGCCTGATTACGTTGATGACCGTATGCGTAAGTATCGCGGTCGTTACGGGGAGATACGAAGTGACTGATTATACCGGCAGCAACACGCCAGCGGATCAGCGTGATTTGTGGCGCACACCACCGGCACTCTTCACCGCGCTGGATGCTGAGTTCTGCTTTCAACTGGACGCGGCCGCCGCGCCGCACAATACATTATGTCGAAAGTTCATCACCGCCGAGCAGAACACGCTGGAAACGCAGTGGACTGATTACCTCACCATTCCCGGCTATGCCTGGATGAATCCCCCACACAGCGACATCACACCGTTCGTGAAGAAAGCCGCAGCGGAGAGCAAGAACCAGATCGGCACCGTCATGCTGGTTCCGGCTGATACGTCAGTCGGCTGGTTCCGTGAGGCAATCCAGACAGCAAGCGAAGTTCGCTTTATCACCGCCGGGCGGCTGGCATTTATCAACCCGGTCACCGGTAAGCCGGTATCGGGGAACAGCAAAGGTTCGATGCTTATCATCTGGCATCCGTACCCGCGTACACACTGCAACTTCGCAACTGTTGAACGGGACGAATTAATGACTTTCGGAGCGAAACTTCTCGCTCGCCGGGAGGCGGCATGACACCAGAGCAAAACAACGTAGTGAGAGCACAGGGACGTAAATGCGTGGCAGAGATTCAGCAGGCACTGAAATGCAGGCCTAAGCCGAAATGGAATGCAGTCGTGCCGCCGATCCTCAAGAAGCACCATCAGAAAATTGCGCCACTTGGTATCAGCCTGGTGGCATTCGTTAGCAGCATCGGTCGTATGCAAGGCCGGTACGGAGTGGAATCATGATTCATTTCCACGGGGGGCCGATTACACCTGACACCTGCGCGTTGAAGGCGTGGAAAGGCCGTCATGCGTTTATTTCGTTCGCTAATCCGGGTCAGATAAACCTAGCATCAGAAGTAACCCAGTTTCGCTCTGGATAACGGCGCATTCAGCTTCTGGACGAAAAAGCGCGTTGTTAACTGGAATGACTACTACACGTTTGTAGGTCGCTGGATGAATCACCCTCGCTTTGCTTTTGCTGTTATCCCTGACGTGATCGGCGGGACCAGTGAAGAGAACGACGCACTTATAGCGGATTGGCCGCACGGGAAAGTGGTCGGATCTCCGGTGTATCACTTCAACGAACCCGACGAGCGCTTCATACGCCTGTGCCATGAGTTCCCTAGGGTCTGTATTGGCTCGATGGGCGAGTACGATGCTAAGCGCCCCCGCTCTTGTCGGGCAAAACTTCGCGACCTGATTCAGCACGTTGTCGATAAGAATGGTTACCCGATAACAAAGCTTCATGGACTCCGCATGCTGAACGCCGATATCTTTCGCCACATCCCACTGTCGTCGGCTGACAGCACGAACGTCGCTCGAAACATCGGTATCGACAAAGCATGGGATAAATCAGCATACGCTCCGGCCAGTAAAGAGACACGCGCCGCGGTACTCGTGGAGAGGATAGAAGCCTATAACAGCGCAAGTTCCCTCGACTACGATGCAGAACGGGACAGATTTACCCCTCAGTTAGCATTTGAGGTATGACGCGTGACGCTAACCAAACGAATCACAAGGTCGCTATGTCGGCCTTTTTATTTTCTCGCGTTCACCTTCAACCGAATTAACAGACAGTTCATGGAGCACTGACTATGACACCAGATACCCTTGATGCTGCAAGCGAGCTAACTCAGCAGCGAATAGAAATGGCGGTAGCCGCTCACAGACTCAACCACTCAGCAGTATCAGCAACGCACTGTGAGGAATGCGGCGATCAGCTTAGTAACGAGCGACGGAAAGCTTATCCGGGATGCACGATGTGCGTTGAGTGCCATGGTGAGCAGGAATTGCGGAATAAGCAGAGAGGTGTGTGATGGAGAAGGAAACTATGACAAATCGCGAACTGGTTGATGCCGCAATTGAACTTGCCGGGCAGTTCTACGCGATGCAGGGATATACACATCGTACAGGGTTTAAGTATTGGGAATCGCCGCACCCGCAGGAGCAACTGGTTTTCGAAATGGCCTGTCGCGCATTCGAAGTAATTCGCGGCTCTGATGTGATGGATGCTATCGCTGATTTGGAGGGTGACGAGTGATGGATTACAGCAAGCTGAGTGACTTCGAGATTAATAACTTAGTTGCCATCTCTTTGGGCGCAAAGGTTACGGATAGCTACCGGGTAGGAGAAGAGCGGGAAACAGTTTACTACGCGATTGACGGTGATGAGTTTGCAATAAGGCGCGGATTTGGAAATATAAATGATGATTTTGACCCATGCCAAAAGGCAAATGATGCTTGGCCTATCATTGCAGACAAAAGAATCAGCATTATGTTTGATAGCACTATGCCTGAATATGAAGGCGAATATCACGAGTGGTGTGACGCAATGTCTGCCTGTCAAAAGTTTGGTATTCAGCATCAGTCAAACCCACTCCGCGCCGCGATGATTGTCTTCCTCATGATGCAGGACTCAGCCAATGTTCAGGATAATCCAGAGGGTTAATTCACATGATTGAGAATTTTTCGGAAGGGGAAAAGCGTTGGCGCCTAACAATGATCGAGCGCCTTCCAAGGGAGAGCGGCAAGAACAGGAAAGGCAGGTTCATCTGCGAATGCGGAAATGAGACCGTCGCAGTTATCAGTAGGGTTAAATCTGGCCTTACTAAATCTTGCGGCTGCCTGAGCCGGGAGGTTTCCGTCAGGCTCAGGACTAAGCATGGCCAGCATGGTTCTGAAACTTATGGAACGTGGTGCGCAATGCTGTCTCGGTGCGAAAACCCCAGCAATGTAAATTACAAAAATTACGGAGGTCGTGGGATTACCGTTTGTGACCGCTGGCATGAATTCAGCGAGTTCTTTGCTGATATGGGTGAAAGGCCACGCGGAATGACCATTGATAGGATTGACAATAATCTTGGGTATTTCCCCGGGAACTGTCGATGGGCCACTCAGTCTGATCAGACCAAGAATCAGAGGAAAAGGAGTGGCTGCACATCAAATTGCAAAGGGGTTAGCCTTACCAAGCATGGTCGTTGGGAGGCGCACATCTCAATTGATGGGAAAAGAACCTCTCTTGGAAGATTCGACACCGAGGAGGAGGCGTCCGCCGCTCATCAATTAGCCCGAGCTAAAAGAGATGAGAAACATGAAGAGTCGGATTTCTAACCTACCGATTTCTGATGATTATTACTCTGATCGCCACGGCGCGCCATGCAAAATCCTCCGCGCTACCCACGAAGTAATCCACTACATCCGCAACGGCCGCACCTGCATCGCCAGCATGGGCCGCTTTCAACGCGAATTCGAACCGCTGACCAAAGCACAGGCCGCGCGGATCGCTGAAGAAATCGAAACAGCAGAACACCTGAAGAATCTGCGCGCCCAGCGCGCGGCGTAAGGAGATGCTATGCGCATTGAAGAGTTACCGAAGCTACCGAAGCTTTTCCGCGTTATCGAGGTTGATCTGGATGTGCTACGCAATGGCATTGGTTCAGGTTGGGGAGTGATTTTCGACCAGGACGCCATAGTTAAGCGAAAAGTCCGCCGAGTGAAGCATGACGGTGGCTGGAAATGGCAACTGGTTCGGGAATGGCACGATCATGAGTTGTGGGATTACTGCTTCGAGCAGGACCGAGAATGCCTTGAGAACCTCAACTACGACCTTGGCTTATTGCGTTGACGCAACTGATAGCCAGTTATGAGCTGGCTATTGGGTGCGAAAGCACTGCTACGTTATCCCCCATTTGCCCGGCCATAGTGCCGGGTTCTTTTTGCCTGGCTTCCAGGTTCGATTTCCAAACCGGAGATGAAACCCATGCAACACCAATTACAGCCCGATTCACTGGTTGATCTGAAATTCATCATGGCAGATACTGGTTTCGGAAAGACCTTCATCTATGACCGCATCAAAGACGGCACTCTGCCAAAAAGTAAACTCATCCACGGCCGCGCACGCTGGCTATATAGTGAACACTGCGAGTTCAAACAAAAACTCTTAAGCCGCCTCGATGGGTAA